TTAAATCACGATTTTTATCCAATCTTTTCCTCGATCATCATGGTATTTATCTGTTTGAATTTGGTTCTTATGACCGAGTAAATCTTTAGTGTTTATACCTTGTGCTCTATATAATCTTTCAGATAAAGATCGTTGTTCGTGAAATGTTGCAGGTGTTCCTTCTCCCCAATCAATATCCGTTTTATTTCTCGCCTTTTTAAAGTTAGTCGTTAGTGTATTTGCAGTAACTTGATCACCACGTTTAGATTGTGAAGTAGTATGAAAGTAATGAATAAGATAAGGGCTAATAACGCGATCACGGCAACGGGCAACAACATCACGTAATGACATATTTAATTGTTCAGAACGTAGTGATAATGGAATAGCTAATTTAGTACCCGTTTTCTCTTGAGTAATATGCAAATGGTCATCCCAAATATCATTAAACTTCATTGAGGAAATATCACCTAATCGTTGGCCCGTAATAAGTGCAAGCAACATCGCGTTCCCGACATAACGATGTTGTTTATCAGCAATCTCAAATATCTTTTTCCATTCATCAAAATTAAGGCGTTGGCGAGTTACTTTTCGTTTCGGTTGTTTAGTGGCAAGGGCAGGGTTGTAACCAGGAGGAACTTCACCTGCATGTTGTGCTTCTTTAAATACATCAATTAAAACCGAGCGAATCACTTGTGCCATTCTGTGTTGGCCATTAGATTTATATTCATCCAGAATTTCAGCAATATCTCTGGCATCAACAGCGGGTAATGGTTTCATGGATAAGGCTTGCCTCATTAAATCTACTGGCTTCCTTTTTTGTTTATAAGTATTCGGCTTTATATCACCTTCTTTTAAACGCTCTTCTTGAATAATCCAGTATTTATCCAACCAAGTATTAACCGTAATTTCTTTACCTTTTATTTTTGCCACCCGATCACCAATAGCCATAACTTGTCGGCTACGTTGTTCCGCTAACCTTGTATTAGCTTCAATGGCTATTGCTTTGGCCTCGGCTTCATTGTCACCGAGGGCATGATATTTACCTGTTACAGGATGGCGGTAACGCCAATAAACCTTGTTAGCTTTACGACTAAATAATGGATAAAGGTTAGGGATATTGACGTTATTTTTACGAGGTCTGGCAGCCATCTTTGAGGATCCTTTGTAAAATAGGGTTATCGTTGTTATTGATAACCGGTGATGTCAAATTACCGACAAGGTCGGCATCTTCTCTCACGCGCCAAATGCCACCTTCTTTCCTTGCTGGTGGGTAGAACAGGCCACCACGAGCATATCGTTGTAGCGTTCCTAACTTTGGTGGGCGACTTTTATATCTTTCTTGTGCCCACTCCTCTAAAGTCAACATTTGCATATTTTTCTCTCCACACTGTCCGTACACAGTTTAAATAGATATTAGTTAATACTAATAATTAGTAGCTATTTGTTGCTTACATATCTTAATAATTTAATTTAAGGTGAATAATTCGCTTGATTAACTAAGATATTTAGACAAAATGTAAATTTAACTCTAATTGAAATTTATATATGTTTGGTAATGGAAAAGAAAACAAAGATTTAAATGATGATTTTGAGCTAGATAAAATAGAAAAAATATCTAGCACATTACTTGATTTAGTCGTTGGTATATCGCTAGTTTTTATTGTAACCATCGTTGTCTTTGTTATCGCTTTTACTTACTTTACTTAAAATGGAATATCTTCAAAACCTACGGGTGGTTGTGATAGTGGTGTTGTCTGTGAAGCTGTCGATTTAATTGCACCACCTAGCATCTGCATCGAGCCACCAACCTTTACAACAACTTCAGTTGTGTAACGCTTAACACCGTTATCATCCCATTCCCGTGTTTGCAGTTGACCTTCGATATAAACTTGTGAGCCTTTACACAAATAGCCACTGGCGATATCTGCAAGCTTTCCAAACAAAATGACACGATGCCATTCTGTTTTTTCACGATTTTCACCCGTTTGTTTATCGCGCCATTTTTCTGATGTGGCCACAGCTAAATTAGCAACAGCACCACCAGAGGGAAGATAACGAATTTCAGGATCACGCCCTAAATTGCCAATAAGAATTACTTTGTTTACTGATCCGTTAGCCATTTTCAGTTCCCTTATAAAGTTCATTAAAACGGCGGAGGAATAAGGCTTTTGCTTGTGGGGGTGTTAGTGGGTTAACAACAAAATCACTTGCTGGAATACCTTCAAGCATTAACCAGTTACTACCTGTATCAATTTCTAAATCACGCTTTTCTGTGGCTAGCATCATTAAGTCAGCAAAATGAACCGCATCAGATTTAGATTCAGGTAGCCCAAATTTTTTGCGGATTATCTTTTCTACACGTAATTCAATTAATTTATATTCAGGCAATAGCTTTTTAAGCGGTAATGGCAGATCTTTTACATAGGCTTCACTGGCATCATGAAGTAGGGCCTCTAAAGCAAATTCAGGTGCAACTAAATAACTTGCATATACCGAGTGCTGAGCAACAGAATAGAAATTATCAATCTGTCCATTAAAGCGACATTCATTAGCAAGACCATTGGCAATATCTTGAATATCTATATCTTCGATCCGTACATCGAGATAATAGAAATGTTTATTTGTTGCTGTTGCAATATAAGACATTATTCTCTCCACACAATTTTTAGGTAATAAGAATTCCTCTCGAATTAATCGAGATTAAATTTCCCTGATGTCGCTAATAAAAAATAAAAATGAATTCACACTTCAAATATTGTGCCTGATTATTTTGCCACCTCAGGCGGTGGTGGTTTCTGCTATTCCCCAACAGACAGAAATTGGTTATTATTAATACACCCCAACAAAACAGAAGAACTGTTAATGATGACTTACGAAGAAAGGCAGCTACCTAGAAAACCAGCACCATCAGAAAAACCAACACCTGATGGTCAAGTACCTAGGAGACCGGCACCTCAACCAAAACCACAAAGATAATAAGGTATTAAAATGAGCCACCAAGATCCTCTTTTCACAATCACGTATTCTTACTATTTAAATGAAATGCAAAGTGTTTTTTCCGATAGAGTTGATAAATTCATTTCATTTTCATTAATTGTTCTTGGTAGCTCTGTTATGGCGTCTGGCTTCAACTTATTCACTGCTGGTCTATTGGTTGCCGCTTTATCTGCTTTTCAGTTTATTTACCAACCTGGTAAAACGTCTTACTTAGCTAATTCAAGAGCTAAAAAATATCTTTCTTTAAAGTACAATATAGAAAGTCAGAAATTAGATGCTGAAGAAATCGATAAACAGCTAATTAAACTTCTACAAAGTGATATTTCTACTCTTGGTGCCTTGTGCAACCCCGCATTCAAAAGAGCATCGATTCAATTAGACTTAGACGATGACACTGAATTATCCAAATTCGAATCACTTATCTCTTGGATTGCTGGTGATCTACCTACCTCTCCACACCATTGATTCTCTTCACACATAAAAATTATTCACTTTGTATCTGAATAGCACTTTTGATTCTGCACTCGTCTATTTCAGCATCCAGTTTTGCTAGTTTATCCACCAGCTCTTCACGTCTTGCGTTTAACTCACCGAGGACTTTGATAGACGATAGTTTCTCTTCCATCCAATCAACAACATCTGCATCAGTGAAATTAGCTGGCGGTATGATTGTTGGTTCAGTTGTCATGGCGGCTCCTACAGCTGAATACATTTTTTATCGAACAATCATTATCTGATAAAGCCAGTATATGCATATTACACAAATGCGTCAAGCGCATATTTAATTTCTACCAAAACTTAAAGGCGGATTTTATCCGTTTGATTTTTTGTTTATGCTTTTGAAAAATCTTAGGTTGGAATACAGCTCACTTCTTTGATGGGGAGAGGGTACAAAAAAGCCCTCGAGGGGAGGGCTGGAGTAGTTATGCTGCTGTTCTTAGTATGCGGTTTGCGCCTTCTTGAACATCTGTAACAGCAGTCAGTATTATTTCATCTTTTTCGGCTAAATCTTTAAGGATAAGAAATGCACTATTTACTTTAGCAATTTCATTGTCATTATAACGAGGATCGTCATCGTTAGGCTTGAACAAAATAAATTCGTGAGTATCTCTATGTAATAAGTCTGGGTGGCTTTTTATTAATGACAGATCTGCTATTTTAGCTTTGCTGTGTGCGACTAAATTACTCAATGAACTAGGCAATAGCTTGCCAGTATTGATTGCTGCATGTTCACTCAAATAAAATACGGATGCGGCCATTCGCTTATTTTTGAAATCATACTTAGCATTAAAATAGCCCTGTCTTTTTGTGTCAGACTCTATCACAGCTTGTTGTAACTGAGTGGTCCATCTATCTTTTTCTGTTTTATTTTGTTTTTTTACGGAATTAAGATTAGACCTATCATCTAACATAGTTGAGAGGCTAGACGATAATGTTATTGCCTGTCTTAATATACCAATCAAGTCTTTAGAAGCGGCTTTTTTTACTCTTCCTAATGTTACTCCGCCAATAGGTGGAACCCAAGTATGAAATGAGCCAGTATTTTCTATATGTAGCTTAAGGCTCGTTGCTATAACTTCAATCATAGAGTTAAACGCTTTACTACGATGGCCGAACATGACATCGATAACCTCTTGCCGTATAGCAGGTCTTACATCAATAAGTCTGTTTGTACATTGTGCTGCAACTGCAATCGTAAGCCTTTCTCCAGAGCCAATCATTGGTTCTAGATACACTGATACCCATTCACCAGTAAGTGCAGGTGTTTTGGGTGCTGTGTTTAATAGTTCATTAAGATTTAGCATCGTATTGCATCTGTATCTGATTTGGCTTTATTTGATGATAAAGCATGGTACCTAACATTTCTATACGAGATGATAAAAAAGACATCAGTTGATTTCTATTTTTTTCTGCAATTGTTTTTGATAAAAAACTATCAGTATAACTAGTCGGTCCGTCAGAGTTTTTGTGTGACCAGGCTCTAGCATCATTAGCTAATTTTTGAACTTCTAATTCATTATTTCTATCTAATTCGCCTAACAATATGTCGAGTAATTGGTTGCAGTAAAAATCAATTCCTGATTGGTCTGATTGCAATCCTGATGGAATAGCTGATTCATGATCTATGAGAATAAACTCTTCTCCATCGAATAATAGGTTTCCATTACTTCTATCATCCATGGCTATCCATTCATCAAAGAATGCTGCATTATTTAACCCATTCCATGTTGATAGTTTACGTTCAACAGAGGGATCCTTAGTATCTTTTATATAATGTGCAAGACTTGGATATTCAGCATCTACACTCCCAAAAAATAGCTTTTCATCTTCATCAAACAAAATAACAGGCTCTGGTATTGATAATCCAATTTTTCTACCTAAAGTTGCACAAATAATCTCAATAGACATTTCTCTATCTGATAATTTTTTAGCAAATACAACAAGTTCCTCTATGTCATCACCTATTTGAAATGATGCAATTCCTTTTATTGGGTTGTGTTGTCCCTCTCCTATATGCTCCCCACCGGGATGTAGTCTGCCAACTCTTATCACCACCATATCCTCATGTTGTTTTTTATTACTAAACCCTAAAACGTATCGTCAGGCCATTAAAACAAAGCTCTACCTGTTTTTTCACATACGTCTATATATTTAATTGGCTTAACAATAGCTGACACATAGTGCATTGACTCAACCTGATCAGGTGGTAATGTTATTGGCTTGTGTGAGTTATTGATGCTAGTAAATTGATAATCACCATCACGAGTCTTGTTGAATATCTTAATCATGTTGTGACCTTCAACAGTGCGAACAAAAACCTCATCACCAGAGCGGACAGCTGTGTTTGGCTCAACGACAACGTACTCACCAGATTGAATACGAGGCCACATACTATCGCCTTTAACCTTCAGTCCGTATGCATCAACGTCGTCGCTGTATATCTTCAGCCATCCATTGTGAGCCTCAATCATATCAACAGCACCATCAACACCTAAGAACGCCTCACCACGTACTTGAACCATTCCTGACGGCACTTTTCCTATAAATTTGATTTCATCTGGCTCTGGTGCATTTTCAGTAAATAAATCTGCAACAGATACTCCCAGTGCTTCTGCTATCTTTACTAAAGTGTTTTCTGTATAGCCTTGTATATTTCTTTCAAGGCGAGAAATATTGCCCACATCACTATTAATAGCGGTGGCCAACTGAAGGATTGTTAATCCTTTTTTCTTTCTCAACTCTCTAATTCTTGTTCCTATTTTCATACCTCAATTCAACTTTATTTATGCGTACAACACAAAGCGTATTGCGCATATTTATCTGTGTGGTAATATGCGTATAACGCATTTAAGGGGGCTCTATGCAAACACCATTAAGGAAAGTTCGGGTAGAACTAAATCTAACAATTTCAGAAGTGGCTAATGCCATTAATTGTGATGTAGGAAATCTTTCACGATTAGAAAGAGGTATTCAAACAGCTTCTTTGGAACTGGCTGAAAAATTAACAGCTTTTTATCGTGGGAAAATAACTGAATTAGAGATCTTATACCCACATCGTTATCAACAACAAAATAACAAAACCGTTTAAAGCAGTTAACTACAAAAAATCACGATTAAGGGTAGGAAATGAGTAACAAATCAATAAAACAGATAGTTAAAGAAATGTGTGACGAAGTACAAGGCGGTCGTGAGGCAATGGCGGGCGCTTTGGGTATGTCGTTAACTTCATTCAACAACAAGTTGTATGAAAAAAACGGCTGTCGTTCATTTGATTTAAACGAGTTATTAGCAATGCAAGATATTTCTAAAACTGTTTTGTTCGCTGAATTTATTGCAAGAGAAAGCCGGATGTTGCTGGTGGAACGTATTAAACCCGACGAGATAGATGAGCCTGAATTATTTCGTCTACACAACAAAGTTGGCTCAAAACAAGGCGAGCTGGCAATTTTTTTAGAAAAAAGCTTAGAAGATGGCGTTGTTGATAGTGAAGAAGAAAAACAACTTAACGTAATGCTAGATCGCGTAATAGCAAGTGGTCGTGCATTTGTTAATGCATTTATCTCATTACATAGGAAGAAAAAATAATGATGGGCTTTAGAAAGGGTGAAGCCAACGATGTACGGTCGCTGGCTTCGGTTTGCAAATTTCAATTGTGTGAAGAGAAATTAGCATGAGTAGATTATCAAACTTAGCATGCCGTACGCAAGTACGGGCTTCAATGCGTGATGGTCGTTTTGTCTATGAAATTAAAGTACCAGAAGGCTATGAAGAAACAAACTACCAGTTTATGCGTTGGCTGGTAGATGATTTCAATTTGAATCGTGGATTAAGGGCGGGCAATGAACAATGAGAACCCAAACCAACTTGATCGCTACTACAAAAATCACAGGGGTATTGTTGTTCATGTTGTTCGTTATGACAGAGAAAAACAGCGCGTTATTTTTATGCTTGATGGTTGTGACGACCCACAGTGTGAACCTGTACAGCGTTTTAAAGAGATGTACACACGTATTAAGTAATGAGGTGGCAAGATGAGTTTATTATTACTAAAAAGTCGCCCTTTAGTCGTTATTCCTGAATTAGCGGTACGTCTTGGTTTAAATGAGGCGATGCTGTTACAGCAAATTCAATATTGGCTAACTGAAACTACTTCAGGTGTTGAATATGACGGATCACGCTGGATTTATAACACCGTCGAAGAGTGGAAGAATCAATTTCCTTTTTTCTCTGAATCAACGATTAAACGTGCTTTTACCAATTTGAAAAAGCAGGGCGTTTTACGCATAGAGCAAATCAATAAATCGAACCATGACCGTACTAATTATTATGCGATTAACTACGATCACCACTTGCTGACCGATGAGGTCAATATGACCCAGTCGAACGATGATAATTCATCTAATCGAATAGTTCAAAATGACCTTATCGATAAGCGCAAATTGAAACCTTCAAACAGTTCAAAATGCGCTGTTCTGAACGGGTCAAAATGGCCTGTTCTTACAGAGAATACAACAGAGATTACTTCAGAGAGTACAACAGAAACAGATCATTCGTCGCAGAATTCTGGCGAATCCAGCGACCAGCCGAAAAATGATTTTTTAACTCGCTATCCAGAAGCCGTGATTTACAGCACTAATTTCCAGAAATGGGGTGATGAAGGTGATTTGAAAACGGCAAAATGGATGTTTGGCCGTGTTAAAAAACTGAATCCATCCGCGCTAGAGCCTACTTGGTATGATTGGGCGAACGATATTCGTTTGATGCGTCAAATCGATGGACGTACCCATGAGCAAATTTGTGCCTTGTTCGATTGGGCCAACAAAGATTCATTCTGGCACCAAAACATTTTAAGTCCCCGTAAATTACGTAAACACTTTGATGAGCTGATTGTTCGTAGCCAAAAGCCAAAGGATGAGCCAAAGGTTCAAGTTGATACCGTTGAACGTGACAGCGCATTCTCACGCTTGATTGGTTCTCGTTCTAAACCTCAAAACCGTATTGAAGAGATTGCACTTGAATTAGCGGGTAAAACAGGCATTCGTCGTATGAGTGAGTTTTCTGGTCGCCAAGCATGGAACAGTATTTGGAAGCAGGCGACTGAAATGTCACAGGAGGTTCAGCAATGATTGATTACGCACTGAAATTACAGGCATTAAAAAGCCAATCTGCTCATAAATTAAAAGAAATAGGCGATCAGTGGCGAACACCTGAAAATCTGTATTGGGGTATCAATTCGCTCTATGGACCTTTCACGCTAGATCTCTTTACCGATGCACAAAACAGCAAATGCCAAAATTTTTACACCGTTGAGGATAATGCGCTCACTCAAGACTGGTCAGAAAAACTGAAAGAAATTGGCGGTGCAGCTTTCGCTAATCCACCCTATTCACGTAGTTCATATCATGAAAAACAAGCTGTTACTGGTGTTCGCCACATTATGAATCATGCGTTAGCGATGCGTGAAAAAGGCGGGCGCTATGTTTTCTTGTTGAAAGTTGCCACAAGCGAAACATGGTGGTGTGAAGAAGCGGATCATATTTGTTTTATTCGCGGTCGTGTTGGTTTTGATGTTCCCGTATGGTTTGTTCCTGCAGATGAAACCCAAGTACCAACAGGGGCGTTTTTTGCTGGTGCTATCGTGGTTTTTGATAAAACGTGGAATGGTAAAGCCATTGATTACATTCAACGTAGTGAGCTAGAGCAGATCGGCAAAACATTTATTGAACAAGCGAAATGGCTTGTATCGAGAGGTGTCGCATGAAAATCACAGAGCAAATTTTAGCGTTGTACAAAGTCGGTGAAGTAGTAGATCGCGACATTATTACTCGTGATTTAGAAACCACTTTAGGTGGTGCCTCTCGTGCACTTGCTCATCTCCATAGTCTCGGTGCATTAACCAGAGTTAGTGAAAATTACCCGCTTTACTATCAAGTGATGAATGAGGCTAAAAAAGTTCATAACGCAATGATAGAGGAGCGTAAGTCAGGAGAATCCGTCTACCTCGAAAAGCTAAATGCTCAGAAAGCAAAAAAACGAGGTATTCCAACAATCATATGGGTAAAACACGCCACCTCTAATTTTGCACATATGGGGAAATTACCAACTGAGCCCTACGATTCGTTAGTCAGAGCAGTAAGGAGTAATCACTAATGAACAATAAAAGCTGTCCATTCTGTAACTCTAAAAAACTAGAAGTCATGCAAGTGATGATCAATACATTCACTCGCTGTCAGAAATGTGGAGCAAGAGGCCCTATTGCTAATAATGCGGATGAAGCTCTGAAAGCTTGGGATAAAAGGAGTGTAAACGATGCTAACTAAATACGCGCTGTTTATAGGTTTTTGGTTTGTAGTGACATTACTAATTGGCTTATGGGGGACTTATGCCTGAACTCATGCTTACGTTGCCATTTCCACCTAGTGTTAACTCGTATTGGCGAAACATTAAAGGTAGAACGCTGATCAGTGAAAAAGGGCGTAAGTTTCGAATTAGCACCATTGCTTCTGTGTATGAGCAGTTAAAGAGAAAACCTAAAGCGATTAAAGAAAATGTCTCTGTCTTGGTTCGCTTATATCCACCAACAAAACAGCGTAGAGACATCGATAACTTTTTAAAAGCCCCGTTTGATGCATTAACACACGCGGGTGTTTGGGAAGATGATCAGCAAGTGAAGCACATGGATGTGATGCTGATGGAAGTCGTAAAGGGGGGAAAGTTAGAAATCACTATCCGCTCATTTAATAACGTGATGTACGGTCACGAGTAAAAGTGGAGAGAAATAGCATGATGCAAAGAACAATGGAAGTTTCAGCATTACCCGCAATGAATCGCGAATTAACCATGTCTAGCAGAGAGATTGCTAGTTTAACGGGAAGTAATCACTCAGATGTTAAACGTTCTGCAGATAGGCTGTTTGTTGCTCGAATTTTAACCCAGCCATTGGCTGAGTTCCCTTTTGAGCATAACGGCAATCAATATACTGAATATCGTTTTAATAAAAGAGACTCCTTAGTGCTGGTGGCTCGATTATCACCTCAGTTCACAGCGAAAATTGTCGATCGCTGGCAGGAATTAGAGTCAAAAATGCAACCTCTCATTCCTCAAACATTACCAGAGGCATTGCGATTAGCTGCAGACTTAGCAGAAGAAAAACAAAAGCTGGAAAGTGAATTGGCGATTGCGACACCTAAGGCTCAGTTTGTTGATAATTATGTTTTATCCACGGGTTCTATGACGTTTCGCCAAGTGTGCAAATTACTGCAGGTGAAAGAAACGGATTTTCGCTGTTTTCTAATAGATAAGAAAATCATGTATCGCCTGAATAATACCTTTACGCCTTATCAAACTCATGTCGATCTTGGTCGCTTTGAGATAAAGACGGGTACTAACCAAACTAATAATCATGCCTTTGCACAATCACGATTTACCGCTAAAGGCGTGAAGTGGATCGCAGGGCTATGGGCTGAATATAAAGTAGGGGATATCATCTAATGAAATTACTGTTAACTCCCTACATTCAACGTGAACTGGGCGTTGTATTACTTAAACCAGGCGCTGAATTACTCGAGCAATTTAAAAAGCACCACCGTGTGATTATTAGTGATGTGCCTAAAAGTTTAGATGTGTTGCCCTCAGGCGCATTAACGGGTGATGAACAGCCTATTTTAAACAATAAGCACATCGTCCAATTTCTCAATAGTAAAAAAGTGATCCACACTGTCGATAAAGTGGCGCCGATGGACTCGTGGGTTATTCGTAATATCAAGTGCTGCCAGATTGATAACGATGAAGATAATTACCATCACCATGAATTAGTGACGACATTTCACGAGGCTGGTGTGATCCGCACCTGTTGGCATCATGATAATCATATTCGCAATTCATCTGCTGGGTGGGTTGCTGAATTGGCTCATAAAAATCGTATCAATTGGATGCTGGATACTATCCGTAGTCGTTTGAGATTAGATAGTGGCCACCAGCTGACAATACCTGATTTTTTCTCATTTGCAGTAATGCATAACTTGGTTGATGAATTACCCGAAGCGATATTGCGCCAGATTTTAAATTGGTCAGATAAACAAGAAGAACGCAGAGTTCACGGCGGTTTTCCTGAATCTGACATTATTCCAAGTAACGTAACGGCACTATCCGCAATGAATGCGCGTCTAGATGCGATAAAGCCGGTTATTAAAGTTGTTATAGATCCAGAGCCACCAGCGTCATTTCTTCTTAAACCTAAAATGCAACGTTGGCAAAATACCAAGTGGCTTCAATGGGTAAAAACTCAATCTTGTTGTATCTGCGGACAACAGGCTGATGATCCGCACCACATCATAGGTCATGGCATGGGAGGAATGGGAACGAAAGCTCACGACTTATTTACTATTCCATTGTGTCGCATTCACCATGACGAGTTACACCGTGACCCAAAACAATGGGAAGCCACTCACGGCAATCAACTCGAATTGTTATTTCATTTTTTAAACCGTTCATTAGGCATCGGTGCATTTATTTAACGTGTGTACGGCACGAGGAGTATTAGGCATGAGAGATATACAGGAAGTTTTATCACGCTGGGGAGCATGGTCGGCAGATAATACTGAGTCGGTCCAATGGTATTCGGTTGCTGCGGGATTTAGTGGATTAATACCAAGTAAAGTTAAAGCACGTCCTCAATGTTGTGAAGACGATGCAATAATTATTTCTAGTTGTATGGCGCAATTGAATAAAAAGAATAGTGATATGCATGACCTATTGCTTGATTACTATTTATTCGGAATGACATTTATGCAACTTGCTAACAAGCACAGTTGTTCTGATGGGCATATAGGTAAAAAATTACAAAAGGCAGAGGGAATAATAGAAGGTATGTTAATGATGCTAGATGTTCCATTAGAGATGGATCGATACGTGGAAAAAATCATATAAAAACTTTACGTACGTAAAAATGATGATATTGTGATAAGAGTGACATCAAGGTCAATTAGCTTATGAGCCTCGCTTTTTGCGGGGTTTTGTTTTTTTAATATATATTTTTAATTATTAATTAAAAAATTTTTTGGAAGTTTTTTGTTTTCATTGATTGTTTGTTTATATTTAAGATGAAATTTATTGTTATCCTATAAGAATAAATCTGCAGTATTTAACTAATAATTAAAATAATAAACAGGTATTCTTATCTCTACTATACTCATAATATTCAATTTATAGAGCGAGTATATATAATGATTGATTTGTTTAAATTAACGAAAAAAAGTTCTAGGCATATTAGTATAGCAATATACGTTGGTATTATAGCGGGTATCTTTTCAGCTTTAGTAAAATCTGGTTTTGAAGACCTAATTCCACCGAGAACACTTGAAACGACACCACCTCCAGTCGTCTTATTAGAAAAACTCGGATTAAATATAGATACTATGACTTATCATTGGATGGGGTATAGTATTAATTGGGGCGGTAATGGTGTTCATATATTATTCTCAATAGTTATCGCTGTGATATATTGTGTTATTGCTGAATACTTACCAAAGGTTAAATTATTACACGGTATTTGTTTTGGTATTGGTGTTTCTGTTTTTGCTCATGGTTTAGTTGTACCTTTATTAGGGCTATCTAGCTGGCTTTGGACAGCAGGTTATCAAGCATTAGTTTCTGAGTTTGTCGGAACCGCTTTTTGGATCTGGTCAATTGAAGCGATTAGACAAAATTTGCGTTATTGTTTAACTAAAGAAAAAGATGCTGAGTAGATAAGGAAGTTCAACCTTAATCTGTTATAAATCTCTTAAAGATCGCCTAGGTGGTCTTTTTTCTTATTTAAACAAATAAGACTTGCTGTTCTATTTGGTCAGAGTTACATGTGTAGTTATGCACAATAACTCACCAGAGGTATAAAATATCATGTTAAAACAGTGTGATATGACAAAGCAGGCAAGTTGTGTACTTGAAACAATCTCAAAAAATGATTGGCAAACAGTACAAGCAATTTCAAATCAAACTGGGCTAAGTAATGAAAATTGTGAGTTTCTATTAACTCAGTTTGAAATAGCAGGGGTTGTCGCAAAGCAAGGAAATAGCTATATGCGTACAGCCTAAAAAATATAAAGAATTTATAAAGCTGGTGGCTTTAACCGTCATCGGCTTTTTTATTGTGTAGAAAAGGACTTCTGATGCAACTATTTAACGACGACGCACTCTCTGTATTAAAAACACTACCTGATAACAGTATTGATTTAATCGCCACAGATCCACCGTATTTCAGAGTGAAATCGTGTGCATGGGATAATCAGTGGGATAGTGTTGAGGCATATCTGTCTTGGCTTGATGAGGTATTAGCTGAGTTCTGGCGGGTATTAAAACCCAATGGAAGTTTGTATTTATTCTGTGGCTCTAAATTGGCGTCAGATACTGAATTGCTAGTTCGTGGGCGATTTAATGTATTAAGTCACATCATTTGGGCTAAACCCTCAGGTCCATGGCGACGACAAAATAAAGAAAGCCTACGTGCCTTTTTCCCTTCAACAGAGCGAATACTCTTTGCTGAACATTATCAAAAACCAGTCACAGCTAAAGGTTCTGAATTTTCTTTAAAATGCAAAGGGCTAAAACAGAATGTATTTAAGCCTCTGATTGATTATTTTAGAAATGCTCGTTTAGCACTGCAGGTAAGTTCAAAAGAAATAGATCAAGCAACAGGTAAGCAAATGTGCAGTCATTGGTTTGGTAGTAGTCAGTGGCAATTACCTAGCGAAGAAGACTATAAAAAGTTACAAACACTGTTTACACACATTGCTGATAAACAAGAAAAAATATCACCGTTATCTCGTCACTTTAGTGAGTTAGAACGAGAGCAATTTACCTTACAAAAAGACTATCAAGAGTTAATAAAAGAATATGGTTTATTAAGACGACCATTCTTTGTGACTGCAGATGTGCCTTACACCGATGTTTGGACTTATCCTCCTGTTCAATACTATCCCGGCAAGCACCCTTGTGAGAAACCATCAACCATAATGGAACACATTATTCGCTCTAGCAGTCGAGAAGGGGATCTGGTTGCTGATTTCTTTATGGGGTCAGGTGCAACTCTGAAAGCAGCACTAAAACTTAATCGAAAGGTTTTAGGTGTCGAGCTTGAGAAAGAGCGCTTTGAGCAAACAAGAGAGGAAATGAGTAATACGAAATTATAAAGTAGGTGATTCGGGTGAATATTCTTCTAATTATTAGCCATTAAATATTAGCAGTTAAAACCCATATGATTTTGGTTGACAAAATAGCTTGTTTTTGTAAAATTAGTTGACTTGATATAAATGGAATAGGTATGGCATGAATAATTACTCCAAACAATTGGTTTCAGCTTTTGATATGGAATGTCGTAAAGAATTATCTATGTCCCTTTCAAAGGCATATTTATTGTCTTTTCAAGGAGCAAAAGAATTTGGCTCTTTCTGGCGTCAGGCTCAATCATATTTGAAATGGCTGTATTCTGATATGCTTGTAGAAAAAGCGGCTAATAGTTTGAAAATTCAATGTGACATTTCTCTCAATACAGCTAAAAACTCACGACATCCAACTTTGCATTCTAATGGCTGGGCTTTGACTGCTCACAGTGTAGAAAGCAAAGGAGTATTACCAAGGGCTGCAAAATACAGATCTATTTATTCTTCACTGAACCGTGATTTATTTGAAGAAATTGAAAACATAGAACATATAGGTCAATCTAGCGGACACGTATATTTATTGCATAGTGGTAAGAATCAAGCAATCTCAACTCTTAACTTAACTATACCAACACCAGATAGTTCAGGGATTATTTATACTGAATCTGTGGCGATCTACTCTCCAAATGAGGTAGAAATAGAAAAAGTTGATGATGAATTAGATGATAAATTTAAAATACTGACTGAAACGCTTCTTAAGCAGAACGAAAAATGACAAGCACACTAGTTTCAACTTTGCACACTGAACGTAGTATTAACCCGAATCGTTTGACAGAAGCGAGGGAGGCTAAAGGTTTAACAATGGCTGAGTTGGCAAGAGTTCTTGATATTTCAAGGCAGGCAATATCATCATTTGAGAAAGGTTTAAAGAATCCATCTCCAGATACACTTTCTATGATAAGTAAAGTTCTTGGATTTCCTGAAAGGTTTTTTCTTAGTACTGAGGGTTCTCCTGAAATTGAAGGAGCAGTACATTTTAGGAGTAGAAGTACTGCAACTAAAAAGGAAAGAATTAAAGGTAGAACAAAAGGAAGATGGGTTTCATTAATCATTCGAGAGTGTATGAAGTATGTACAGCTACCTAATGTTGAGTTGCCACCTATTGATATTCCAGACTTCGAAGTATTAGAAGATGCTGATATTGAAGATATAGCGACTAAAGTAAGAAGATATTGGAATATGGGTGACGGGCCTATTTCAAATTTAACTCGACTCTTGGAAAACAAAGGCATTATTGTTGCAAATCTTCATGCCGCAGAAAAGGTTGATGCTTTTTCTTTTTGGGATAATGATAGACCCATAATAATAACTGATAACACAAGAACCGCAGTTCGAACTCGTTTTAGTATTGCGCATGAATTAGGACATTTAATCCTTCATCGTTCAGTTGAGGATGATTATATTGATGACAAATATTTATTTGAAAAAGTAGAAGGGCAGGCAAATTATTTTGCTAGTTGTTTTTTGTTACCAGCAAAAACTTTTAGCCGAGAATATTATTCTCCGAGTTTGCCAGCTCTTGAAAAACTTAAAGAAAGATGGATTGTTTCATTGCAATGTATGACAAATAGAGCTCATAACTTAGGACTAATGAGCGATAATCAGAAAGGATATGTTTATAGGCAACTTGCTCCATATAGGAAAAAAGAGCCACTAGATGATTTAATTCTCCGAGAAGAGCCTGCATTTATTAATAAACTGATAAACTTACTAGATTCTCACTCTATTCTTTTAAAAAATGAGTTATTAGATTTATTTCCGTTACCAGTGCAGGATTTAATGTATATAACAAAGTTAAAAGAAAATGAGTTGTTAAGAGATGATAGCGTATTGCCATTCGTCTTGAAAAAGAAAGCTTAAGCAAAATAAATTTTAAAAGCCACTATTGTTTTAATAGTGGCTTTTTTGTATTTCACTTTCTAGATTTTTTACTAAATATTATGTGAGTAGATAATTACACATAAATTTCCTTTCAATATTCAACGGACACTCCGTAGGGGGTGTATATGCGCATGGAAAAATTGACCAATGCTACCTACGGAACGGCTGGTTTAACTGCCTTTTTTGCAAGTCTTTCACTTTATGAATGGGGATTTGTAATAGGGATGGGATTCAGCATGCTCCTTGGATTAGCAACTTACTTTATGACACAGCGAGAACAGCGGAAACGAACAGCGTTATTTGCTGAATTAGTTCATCGAAATTGTTCTAGCGATCCGCAAGACATAGAAAAGATAGTTGGCGAGATGCTGACTAAAGCTAAAAAGGACATTTAATGAATCTAAAACAGAAGGTAGTTGCAGTTGCGAGTGCTGGTGCGGTAAGTATTGCGATAACAGTGATTGGTTACTTTGAAGGTGTTCGTTACGAGCCTTATCGTGATGTTGCAGGTGTTTTGACAGTTTGTTATGGGCATACAGGCAAAGACATTATTCAAGGTAAGACATACACACAGCAAGAATGTGACGAGTTACTTCAGAAAGACTTTATCAGAACGCAACAACAAGTTGATGTTCTGGTTAAAGTACCTCTGGATGATAAAACAAAAGCCTCTCTATATTCCTTTGCTTTTAATGTGGGTACCACAGCTTTTGCTCGTTCTACGTTGCTAAAGAAATTAAATGCAGGTGATCAGTATGGCGCTTGTGAAGAAATGAAGCGCTGGGTTTATGCGGGCGGAAAGGTTTGGCGAGGGTTAGTCAGTCGTAGAGATGTGGAGTCAGCACTATGTTATGGAAACCTTTAATTATCGTTATTAGCTTTATCCTCGTATTATTCATCACGGTCGCTGGTGGCATTTATCTCTCAATTGATAATTCATGTATTAATGATAAAGCCAGTTTAGAAAAGCGCTGTCAGGTAGCTCTCTCACATCATCGGTACTAATCATGAAATACGGGAAACTCTATGCTGTCATTGTGATGGTAGGCATCATTGTGGGAGGCTATTGGGTGATTAATTGGCAAGCTAACAGAATTAATCTATTAGTAGAAACAAACAAAGAACTAACGATTGCTCTCGAAGAACAGAAGTCTATTAATACTGACTATCAAGCACGCATAATGCGATTAAATCAGTTGGATACTCAATATACGCAGGAGCTAGCGAATGCTAAGAATGAAATTAGTCACTTGCGTGATATTAGTGAGCGTCATCCTGAGCGGGTGTACATCAAAGCCGAGTGTCCCAAAGTCAAAACCACTCCCTCCACCAGCTTGGCTTATGCAACCACCGCCCGACCTACTGACACCGCTATCCGAAATTATTGGTTACTCAGAGAGCGAATTGCCGAGTCAGAACAGATGATTAAAGGGTTGCAGGATTACATTAGAGCGGAGTGTGTGAACTAAAAAAAGCCCAGCATGGGTGCATGGGCAAACTAACAAAATATCAATCAAAGTATAGTGATACTTACTTACTATAGCTTAAGTAAGTATATATACCATATTGATAATTCTGATTAACCTATCTACTACCTAAATAAAAAAAACAAGATAAAAATCACCCTGTGAGTCTGGGCTCCCACAGGGCTTTCACTAGTATGTGTGAAAACAATAGATTACCAATATCTAGTAAGCCAATCTGTTAATAATCAACGTAAGTTTTTAGAAAACAATCGCCTCGTAATAGCGAAGTTTTTAATGCGTCGCATTGTCGCTGTCTCCTATGTTAGCCGTGACCTGTTTTATTCTCGATAGATAGCGCATAGTGAGAATCAAAAACAATGAATACCACCATTTTGTTATTTTTCGGTCATTATCAGCAACGTCAGCTGTAGGTAGAAGAAAGGGCGTGACTATGGAGAGACATAAGTATGTTAAATGAGGATTGATATTTTATTTCACTATAACTAGATGATTTAAATATGAAAGTCCTGAGTCGAAGTTATCTAACAGGACTTTCAGGTATAATCATACGACATACGCATGTCCTATTTGCTTCTTATTTATATCAAAACAAACCTGTTCGCCATCTGGTGGTTCTATTGTTGCTAAAGATATAAAAAAAGCAATAACGATAATAGTATATACGAGAAACATATAACCTCCCGTAAGCTAGGAATGAATATCTGTACTTATGAGCTAGTGTGCTCAATTTAAGGATAAGATAGTTTTTTTATTTTTTAAATAAATAATTAAAAATTTTTGTATTAGAAGCCATCAGTTAATAGCTGGTGGTTTTTTTATTGGAGATAGATATGTCAGATAACACTATTCAATTAAAAGTCTCAGTAGATACAAGTGAGTTAGATAAGCTAGAAGAGCAATTCACTCGCATTAAACAACTAATGCAAGATGTAGGCGTGAAGTCTAAATCAAATTCACAATTCATCTTTCAATCATCTGGTGAATTTTTTATTAAAAATGCCTTTATTAATTCGGCTGAGTTCAAAGGTGTACTTGTCAGTAATAAGTCAGAGCAGAGCGTTAATGCTCAACTAGCAGATTTACGTATGCGAGCTGATCGACAAGATGCAGATATTAATGAGCTAATGCAGGCACGAGAAATTGAACGTCAGGCATGGGCTAAGCTTACGAATGAACTAAATAACAGAACGTGGTGTAGTCAGAAGTAAAGGTGAAAATACCCTATGTTCAATAAAGGGTATTATTCTCCTCTTTAAATTATAGGAAATAACATGCCACCTCGCATACCTCGCGCATGTCGTAAACAAGGATGCGCCAAGACAACAACAGAACGCAACGGTTACTGTGAAGAACATCAGAACTTAGGATGGGAAACCCACCAGCGCGGTAAGTCTCGTCATCAACGTGGTTATGGTACCCAATGGGATAAGTTACGAGTACGTATACTCAAGCGTGATAAGTATCTATGTCAGGAGTGCCTAAAAGCAGGAAGGGCAACCGAAGCAAAAACAGTTGACCATATCATTGCTAAGGCACATGGGGGTACCGATACGGAAGAGAACCTACAGTCGTTATGTATTTCATGTCATAGAACTAAGACAGCAAAAGAAAGAATCTAATATCAAACCTAACAGATTGATATATAACAATTAAATAAAGTTATAAAAATATTTAATTTCGATATGCAATTATAACGTATAGGTAGGAGGGAGGGTCAAATCTCTACCACTTTCGCCTTATAGGACCGCCCCCTTACCTCTTTTCACATCACCGCAGGTTAGAAAACTTTTTTTGGGGAACCCCAAGCGATTATTGATAGGAGATTTCTATTATGGCTGGACCGCCTAAAACCCCGTCACATCTGCAATTAGTGAGGGGGAACCCATCAAAACGACCGATTAATAAAAAAGAGCCAAAACCGCCAAAAGGGGTACCCCCAACTCCGAAGCATTTCACTAAGCAAGGTAAGTATTGGTTTAAGCGTATTGCTGAAGAACTTGATGCAATGGGTGTCATGAGTCAGATGGATGCCAAGGCATTGGAGTTACTCGTCGAAGCTTACACTGAATATCGACATCATTGTAATGTTCTCGATGAAGAAGGCTATACCTACAAAAACAATACAGAAAGTGGATTGATGATAAAGGCGCATCCATCTGCTGCAATGAAGGCAGACGCATGGAAACGTATTCGTGCCATGTTAAGTGAATTTGGTATGACTCCCGCTTCTCGAGTAAAAGTCACTATGAACACTCCTGCCGAAGAAGATCCTTTTGAGGCATTTTTGAAAAAGCGCAAATGATGAATGGCAATCGTAGCAGATGGAATTCAGTACGCCGAACAGGTGGTTGCTGGAGAAATTGTTGCGTGCGAATTGGTACGTTTAGCGTGCCAACGGTTTTTGAATGATTTAGAGCATGGGCCTGAGCGTGGCATCTATTTCATTGAAGATCGCGCACAGCACATACTCGATTTTTACAATTTTATTCCTCATGTCAAAGGGGCATTGGCCGGTAAGCCCATTGATTTAATGCCTTGGCATATTTTTATCTTAATTAATATTTTTGGTTTTGTTATTCCGTTAATTGATGAACAAACGGGTAAAGAAGTTATAGATGAAGACGGTGATGTTGTCTTTGTTCGTCGTTTTCGCACAGCTTATAACGAGGTTGCACGTAAAAATGCAAAATCCACATTGTCATCAGGTATTGGGCTGTATATGACCGGTGCCGATGGTGAAGGTGGTGCCGAAGTTTATTCTGCAGCAACGACACGTGATCAGGCTCGTATCGTATTTGAAGATGCGAAGAACATGCTGAAGAAGTCCAAAGCGACATTGGGACGTTTATTTGAGTTTAATAAACTCGCTATCTATCAAGAAAGAACTGCCTCTAAGTTTGAACCGCTTTCTAGTGATGCCAACAACCTCGATGGTTTAAACATTCATTGCGGTATTGTTGATGAATTACATGCACACAAAACTCGTGATGTGTGGGACGTATTAGAAACCGCCACTGGTGCGCGTCTGCAGTCTCTTCTTTTTGGGATCACCACTGCGGGTTTTAATAAAGAGGGAATTTGTTACGAACTACGGGATTACGGTATTAAAGTGCTTCGTGGCCAAGTGGATGATGACTCGTTTTTCGCGATTATTTATACCTTAGATAAGGACGATGATCCCTTTAATGAAACCGTATGGCAAAAAGCGAATCCGGGTCTCGGTGTTTGTAAGCGCTGGGATGATTTACGCCGTTTAGCCAAGAAAGCCAAAGAGCAGGTTTCTGCACGGATTAACTTCTTCACCAAACACATGAATATTTGGGTTACTGCTGAATCTTCATGGATGGATATGATGAAGTGGGATAGTGCGCCTGAACTCGCATCACAACAAGAATTACAAACTTATCCGTTGTGGGTCGGTGTTGATCTTGCCAATAAAATCGATATTTGTGCAGCCGCTAAAGTATGGAAACAGCCCGATAACGGTCATGTTCATGCTGATTTTAAGTTTTGGTTACCCGAAGACCGGCTTGAGCGTTGCTCTAAACAAATGGCAGAACTTTATCGCAAATGGGCTGATATGGGGTATCTCACGTTAACCGATGGCGAAGTTGTCGATCATGCTCAAATTAAAGAAGAAATCATTGAATGGGTGACGGGCGAGAACTTAAACGAACTGGGTTTTGACCCGTGGAGTGCGACACAATTTAGTTTATCACTGGCTGAAGAAGGGTTACCCCTTGTTGAAGTTGCTCAAACGGTGCGTAACTTTTCTGAATCCATGAAAGAGATTGAAGCACTGGTTTATGCGGGTAAGTTTCATCATGGTCAACACCCTGTTATGAACTGGATGATGTCGAACGTCACGGTTAAACCGGACAAAAACGACAATATTTTCCCTAATAAATCAACCCCTGAAGCCAAAATAGACGGCCCTGTTGCACTATTTACAGGCATGAGTCGATTATTGGTGAATGGTGGAGATCAGGAACAAAACCTCTCTGATGTCCTCGTTTCTCGAGGCTTACGCTCTCTCTAAGGAAATTTAATGAAATTTTTAACAATAACAGCCTTATTGGTTGGGATTGCGGGTGCCTTTTTGTTGTCATGTGGCGCTTGGTTAATCTACCCACCGATAGGGTATATTTGTGCGGGTTTACTGTGCCTTTTATGGTCATACCTTGTTTCAAGAGCGCTTGGACAACCAAGAAATAACAAGGAGGAATAATGTTTTTTCCTGGGTTATTTCAGAAATCTCAGAAAGAGATGACCTCATCAGAACTGAGTGAGTTAATTGGATTGTCTTATGACACTTATTCTGGTCGAAGAGTGAGTACACAACTCGCTATGCAACTGACTTCTGTATTTAGTTGTATTCGTGTTCTTGCAGAATCGGTAGGGATGTTGCCATGTTCTTTATATGAACAATTAGAAAGAGGAAATAAACGCGCCACCAAAGAACGGTTACACAAATTACTGGCGGTTAAGCCCAATAATTACATGACACCACAAGAGCTTTGGGAACTATTAATTGCCTGTTTGTGTTTAAGGGGGAATTTTTATGCTTATAAGGTGTACGCCCTAGGCGAAGTAGTTGAATTACTACCTCTCGATCCTAGTTGTGTCACGCCAAAATTAAATAGCCAATGGGAGCCTGAGTATCAGGTGACATTTCCAAATGGTAAAAGTGAAACACTGACACAGCAAGAAATCTGGCATGTGCGGATTTTTACTCTTGATGGTTTAGTGGGATTAAGTCCGATCGCCTATGCACGTCAAGCCATTGGTTTAGGATTAGCCACCGAAGAGCATGGTTCGCGTTTATTTGGAAACGGTGCGGTGACAAGTGGTGTATTACAAACGGATCAATATCTAAAAGATGATGCTTACGAAAGACTGAAATCTGACTTCGGTGAACGGCACCAAGGGTTAGCCAATGCACACAAACCGATGATTTTAGAAATGGGGTTGAAGTGGCAACAAATCAGTTTATCGGCTGAGGATGCGCAATTTCTTGAAACACGAAAGTTTCAGTTAGAGGAAATTTGCCGTATTTTTCGTGTTCCCCTTCACATGGTGCAAAACACCGATCGCGCCACATTCAATAACATTGAAAACTTGGGTATTGGTTTTATTAACTACTCACTTGTTCCCTACCTTATTCGTATAGAGCAACGTATTAATGCAGGGCTAGTAAAAGCCAGTAAACAAGGGACTTTTTATGCCAAATTTAATACTGGCGCTTTATTACGTGGTGATATGAAATCGCGATTTGAAGCCTACTCAACAGGCATTAACTGGGGGATTTATTCGCCTAATGAATGTCGTGAACTCGAAGAGTTAAATCCGCGTGAGGGTGGCGATATTTATCTCACACCGATGAACATGACTACTAAGCCAGAAACCCAAAAACAAGAGGAGAAAGCGCATGCCGATGACGACCAAACAACGGCTTGATGTGCCATTGAAAATTAAGTCTGTTAGTGACTCTGGCGAGTTTGAAGGCTACGGCTCCGTTTTCGGGGTAAAAGACAGTTATGCCGATATTGTGATGCCGGGGGCTTTTCTTAATTCTCTGAGTCAGTGGAAAGAAAAAGGTGCGTTACCTGCTTTACTTTGGCAACACCAAATGGTTGAGCCTATTGGTATTTATACCGAAATGAGAGAAGACAGCACTGGACTCTATGTAAAAGGTCGCCTGTTAATTGATGACGATCCTTTATCTAAACGTGCACATGCTCATATGAAGGCCGGATCACTCTCCGGCCTTTCTATTGGTTACATTCTTAAAGATTATGAATATGACCGCAGTAAAGATGCCTTTCTACTGAAAGAAATCGACCTATGGGAAGTCAGCTTAGTGACATTTCCTTCCAATGATGAAGCGCGAGTCAGTGATGTGAAGTCGGCATTTGCTCGTGGTGAATTACCCACACAAAAAAGTATTGAGCGAGTCCTGCGCGATGTTGGGCTTTCGCGAACACAAGCCAAGGCTTTTATGGCCAAAGGCTACGATGCACTTTCTCTGCGTGATGTTGAGCAAGAAGCATTAGAAACATTGAAATCTATTTTTAAATAATAAAGGAAAAATTATGGCTATTGATCATAAAGACGTCAGTGAAGTTGCGCAGGAATTAAAAGGTCAGTTTGATGAATTTAAAAAGTCGAATGATAAACGTATCGATGCGATTGAAGCTGAAAAAAGTAAGTTATCAGCAACCGTTGATACCTTAAATGAAAAATTATCAGAGCTGGATGAATTAAAAAGCAATTTAGAAGCGGAACTTGCTTCAGTAAAACGTCCAGATGGTAACGTGACGAATAAAGATGTCTCTGAGCATAAAACCGCGTTTGAATTATTTGTGCGTAAAGGTACAGATGATGGCCTTGCGGAATTAGAGCGTAAAGCAATGCAGGTCGGTTCAGATCCTGACGGCGGTTATGCGGTACCAGAAGAACTGGATCGTAATATCATTACGGCATTGCGTGATGAAGTGGTTATGCGCCAAGAGTGTAATGTGATTACGGTTGGCACAGAGAAGTTTAAACGCCTGATTAATCAAGGTGGCACTAATAGTGGATGGGTGGGTGAAGTGGATAAACGCCCCGAAACCAACACATCAAAACTCGCCTCTATTGAGCCTGTATGGGGAGAAATTTACGGTAATCCTGCGGCTACTCAAACTATGCTTGATGATGCCTTTTTTAATGTTGAGCAATTCATCACCAGTGAGTTAGCCACAGAATTTGCGGAGCAGGAAGAAGCGGTATTTACCCACGGTGACGGTATTAAAAAGCCTAAAGGCCTATTGGCATACGGCAGTGACGATAAAGGCGACAAAGAGCGTGAATGGGGTAAGTTACAGCATTTGTTATTGAAAAAACCGACAGAAATCACGGCGGATGAAGTTATGAAATTAATTTATACCATGCGAAAAGTGTATCGCACAGGTGCTAAATTTATGATGAATAACAATACATTATTCCAAGTTCGCACACTGAAAGATGCTCAAGGTAATTACTTGTGGCAACCCGGTCTGCAATTAGGGCAACCTTCTGCATTATTAGGGTATGGCATTGCAGAAAATGAGCAATTTTCTGATGTATCAGCTGACGCTGTGCCGATTGCTTTTGGTAACTTCAACCGCTGTTACACTATTCTTGATCGTATTGGTGTACGTATGTTACGTGACCCATACACCAACAAACCGTTTGTACATTTCTATACGACGAAACGCGTTGGCTCTATGTTGGTTGACAGTAATGCTGTGAAGTTACTGAAAGCTGGAGCCACTAAATAATCTGAGTTTATGTATCTCAGTTTCATATATACCGCTTAATTGCGGTTTTTTTGTGCCTGCGATCGGGATAGGTCGCAGGATTTATTGGAGGTTTCATGGCATTTCCAACTATCGATGAATTGAAACGCCAATGTTATATCGATGGTGATCAGGATGATGATTTGCTTCAACAAAATCTATCGTCGGCAATAGCCGAAGTGGAAAGATTAACAAACCGAAAATTGTATGATGATGAAATACCTGAAAGTGATCATTATGGCTTACTTCTTTCCGAAGATATAAAAATAAGGCTCATGCAAATGGTTGGTTTTTGGTATGAGAATCGTGAAGGTCAATCACTCCCCGAGTCGCTATGTAATGCATTGCGTGAATATCGTATCAGACCCATGCGAGGGCAATCATGAAAGCAGGAAGATTGCGCCAAACTGTCATATTTCAACAGAACGTACCCATTAAATTACCTTCAGGGCAACTTAAAAAAGAGTGGGTTGATATCGCTTCAGTGCGATGCGAAGTAAAACATCTTTCTGGTCGTGAGCTGATATCCGCTAATGCTGAAATGTCAGAGGTTACTGTTAGAGTGTGGATGCGTTATCGACCCGATATTAACAGTACCTGCAGAATGGTTTGGCGTGAGCAAATTTATGACATTCAGTCAGTCATTCCTGATGAGAAATTGACTCGATTAGAATTGCTATGCAAACAAGGAGTTAAACAATCATGAATTTGGATTTCTCCGATCTACTCGACTTATCAAGAGAGTTAGATGTTTTAAGCCGAGCTGAAAGTCATCAAGCGATGCGAAAAGCAACTAATGCGGCCGCAACGTTATTACGTGATGAAATCAGAACGTCCGCACCACGAAAGACGGGAAAATTAGCACGAAATATAGTGACCCGTAATCACAGAATGCGCAATAAAGGCGAGGTTTCTTCGGGCGTTTATGTTCGAGGGAGTAACGCATCAGGCACAAACAGTGATACCTCCATGAAAAGTGATCATCCTAATAATGCCTTTTATTGGCGTTTTCTTGAAGAGGGCACTTCTAAAATGGCGCCAAGGCCTTTTATACGTCCCACTTTTGATCGTGAATCGGATAAGGCAGCCAATTTAGCCATTAGCGAGTTAAATAGAGCGATTGATGAGGCGCTAGGAAAATGACAGAGGCGGATATCTACTCAATTTTATCACCTGTATTACCTGATAAAGTTTTTCCGTATGTTGCTCCACAATCAAACCCTGCAATAACAGCGCCTTGGTGTGTCTTCTCTTTGTACGATGTCAAAGGCGATGTACTGAAGGGGCAAGCCGAAACAATGACGAATATTCAGGTTGATGTTTATGCCGATACGATTGATGAAGCGAGAACGCTTCGCTTGTTATTTGCTAATGCCTTAACAAAATTAAGCCCTGTTGAAATTTCAGAGAAACAAGACTACGAGCCAGATACAGGATTGTTTAGAGCAACGTTTGAGTGCCAAGTTTGGCAATAGCATCGCCTTATTATTCACACTAAAGCCACCTTCAGGTGGTTTTTTTATGCCAATAGGAAATGATCATGTCTAGTAAATATGAAAAAACACAAGGCACTAAAATCAGTGTCTCGAAATTACCCGCAACAGAAGTTAACCCAGCTGATGCGGTATTTTTAGGGATTTCTTGTTCAACAAAAGAAATCAGTTATACCGGTGGGCAGAAATCAGATATTGATGTCACCACGCTCTGTTCTGAGGAGCAAGAAGTTACCAATGGATTATCCGCACCTGCAGAGCTCACCATTAATGGTAATTTCACTGATGATGAAGGCCAAGAAACATTACGTACCGCGTATGAAAATGATGAAGTTCATGCATTTAAAGTGGAGTTCCCTTCGGGTATTGGCTATGCCTTTTTAGCCGAAGTGCGTCAAAACAGTTGGAGTGTTTCTACTTCAGGTGTGGTTTCCGCTTCATTTACCCTACGTTTAAAAGGTAAATCTAAGCCGATTAAAAACGGGACTGTTAATTTAAATAAAGGTAGCGAATAACCATGAAAAAACCGTCATTAAAGTCACTGGCTTTAAGTGAAAAGAACGCCTTTCGCACAAAGAAAGTGAATGTTGCTGAATGGGAAAATGCGGTCGTCATGCTTCGTGAACCGTCATCACCTGCATGGATGAAGTGGCGTGAAATTATTCATCATGATAATGCTGAAGATGAACATTCGTTATCTGACATTGAAATTGCACAACGTAATTTACGTGCCGATGTTGTGATGTTTATTGATGTGTTGCGTGATGAAAACGGGGAGGTCGTTTTTGATGAATCAGACATTAACGATGTAATGGCTATTTATGGTCCAGTACATTCTCGTTTATTAAAACAAGCGCTCGATTTAACTATTTCGGTTGATGATGCAGAAAAAAAGTAGCCCAGCCTGATACTTTCTTTTTAATGACATTGGCGCTCCGTATGGGGCGCACTCTTGATGAACTCACTCGCCAAATGAGCTTGAGTGAACTTCGGATGTGGATGGCTTTTGATCGCATTAATCCCATCGGTGATATTCGCAGTGATATTCAAACAGCACATATCGTTTCTTCTATTTATCACTCTCAAGGCGGTAAATGCACGCTTTCTGATGTGCTTTTACGGTGGGATCCCAAAGCAACCCAAGAAAGTGATGATAGTTCTAATGGGTTAGAGAATTTCTTTCAGTCTATTTCAGAAAATTAATTATTTTTGCGAGGATAAAATGGCAAAACTGCGTGAACTGATTATTAAAATTTCTGCTAATTCTTCCTCGTTTCAATCTGAAATAGCGCGGGCTTCGCGTATGGGAGAAAACTATTATCGGATCATTGAGCAAGGTGGGCGACGCGCCAGTGGTGCATCTCGTGAAATGCAACGCGCTATCCATGATCTAAATGGTGAGTTATCGTCCATTAAAAATACTGTATCAGGCGTTGCGGGTGCATTTGCAGGAGCTTTTGCAACACAGCAACTTATCAATTATGCAGACACATGGAGTCAACTCAGCGGTCGATTAAAATTAGCGTCTACCTCGCTGGAAGATTTTAAACAAGCACAGCAAGAGTTAATGACGTTGAGCCAAAGAACGGGCACATCGATTGCAGCGAATACGAATCTATACAGCCGTGTTGCACAATCCATGCGTGATGCGGGTTATGCCTCAAGTGATGTTGCGAAAGTCACCGAAACCATTGCTACCGCATTAAAGCTCTCTGGCGCCAGTGCTGAAGAAACCAGCTCTGTTATTACACAACTAAGCCAAGCATTAGGTTCGGGAGTTCTTCGTGGTGAAGAATTTAATGCCGTCATGGAGAATGGTGGGCGATTAGCAAAAATGCTAGCTGATGGTATGGGAACGACGATTGGTGGCCTGCGTGAAATGTCGCAAAATGGACTACTCACGATGGATAAAATTGTTCCTATCCTGACGAATACGCAACAGTTACGAGCCGAGTTTGAGCAATTGCCAGCCACGGTAAGTGGGTCTGCACAGAAGATTGAAAATGCGTTCATGGCATGGATCGGCAATGTTAATGAAACATCAGGTGCTACTCGCACACTATCAACCGCAATGGAGGGGATCGCGAACAATATTGATGGTATAGCCTCTGTTTCTGGTGTGTTAATTGGTCTAGGTCTGGCGCGTTATTTTGGTGGGCTGACAACGAGTGTGGCGAATGCAACCATTGGGGTTGCGCGTGCAACAAAAAATGAAATCGCCTTAGCTCAAGCTCAGTTACAAGGTATTAAAATATCAACGGCTCGAGCAAGGGCAGCAGTCTATCGAGCACAGCAAGCTAGAGCTTCAGCACAAAGTGCCGAGCAACAAGCATTGGCTGAGCGTCGATTAGCTTCAGCGCAAGCAACATTAAATCGAAATATATCAGCAAGGCGTACTGCCCAAGAGAATCTTAATCGAATCACATCGACAGGATCTCGATTAATGAGCGGTGCTATGGGGCTAATAGGTGGGATCCCCGGACTTGTTATGGCAGGTGCTTCTGCTTGGTACATTATGTATCAGAATCAAGAGGAAGCGCGGCGTTCTGCTCGGGAATATGCCGAAACTATTAATCAGGTACAAGAGAATTTAAGAAAGATGTCTCTTCCTGATGTATCTGACAATTACGATAAAACGAATGATTCACTCACTGAACAAAATAGGCTAGTTACAGAGCAAAAAGGTAAAGTTGATGATCTAGAGAAACAAATTAGAGGTTACCAGCAGATACTTGCATCACCTGGTCCTAAGATGGGTGATTTCATGATAAATCATCTAACTAGTGAAGCTGATGTTGTTAATCAATTAGCTGAAGCTGAAAAAGATCTTGCAGCAGAAAAAGAACGCCTCATTCAAATGCAAGAGAAATCGACGGGAATTCAGTCTGCATTAAAAAATATTGAAGAACAACGAGTATTCTTAATTCGACAACAGGCATCAGAGCAAAATAAAGCCCATCAAGCCTTGTTGTTTATGAATGCTGAACAAACGAAGTTCAATCAGATCATGAATATTGGTAACAATATGCTCGCTACTCGGCAGGCACTAGTCAATATTCCTATGCGTATTCCTAATGCACCACTAGATGATAAACAGCAAACGCTAATAAATAACTCTGAGCGAGAGAAAATCCTATCTTCATTAACGGGTGAAGCTAGAGTTATTAAACAGGCCGAATTTTCTGCCGATGATGTGGGGTTAACCAACACGCCAGAGCATGCCGAAAATCGTCAGAAGTATATTAATAACCTAGTGACAGCTTTTCAAAATCGAGAAAAGCTAAATGAATCTCTTAAAACAGGAAAGGCAACACAAAGCGCCTATGAAAAAGCGCAAAAAGAAGCTGAAAGAACCGCAGAACAATATGAGCGGAAGATAGCAGATTTAAGTGTGGCAACAGAGGTTCAGAAGGTTAGAGCTTCACAAGGCGAAAAAGCCGCCTCTCTTTATGCAGCATCACATGAAAATGGGGCTAAATGGACGGATAAGCAAAGAGAAGCGATTGAACGTTCATCTGTCGCTCTCGCAGAATGGACACAAAAAGCAGATGATGCCGTCAAAAAGCATCGTGATATGGAAGAGGCTCGTAAAAAACTGCAAGAAGCCGCAGTCAAATTTAACGATGAAGCTACGTTAGCGACTCAAACCAATAGCATGAGTTCAAGAGAAAAAAGCTACTTTGAAGAAAGCCAGCAAATAGACCGTATCTACAATGAATCTGCAAAGAAAACAGAAGATATTGAAGCCAGATCTAAAGCATTAGATGCATTAGATCTTAAGTATCGAAATATAGCGCTCGCTGAATCTGACTGGACCGCAGGTATAACGCGTGGAATGAAAGATTGGGTTCAGGAAAGTGGTAACTATGCTGCTCAAACAGCCTCTGTTGTTCAAAATGCAATGGGAGGAATGGTTGATACTATCAGCGATAAACTAAATGGTAATAAAGCCAGCTGGAAAGATTGGTCTGTTAGCGTGTTGAAATCTATTCAGAATGTACTCATTAATGCGGCAATAGTGAATAGCCTTAATACAATGGCAGGTGCTGGTGGTTGGATGGGCGCTGTTGGTGGATTTTTAGGTGGTGTTGCCCACGCTAAAGGCGGGGTGCATAGTTCAGAGAGCCTTGGTTCTTATAGTAATCAAATCGTTAGCTCACCCACTTATTTTGCCTTTGCTAAGGGTGGTGCGCCTAATCTCGGACTCATGGGTGAGGCGGGGAGTGAGGCTATAATGCCATTAACCCGAACCGCAGATGGCAACTTAGGGGTTAGAGTTGTTGGTGGTAATAATCAGGGCGCTACTTCAGCACCTCAGGTTTACATTACCATTGACGGTAACGGTAATTCAGAAACTCAATCAACGAATGGATTCGAGCAGTTTGGTGCGGAGATTGGCCGATTTGTTGATAGTCGTTACCGAGAGTTCATGTCCAAAGATATTAGGCCGGGTGGTTTAATTTGGAATGCAACTCGAGGAGGCCGTTAAAAATGGAAACATTCACTTGGTGTCCGCGTGTAAACCCTACTGAAGATGTCTCTTACAACACAAGGAAAGTCAAGTTTGGGGATGGTTATGAACAAGTTTCTGGTAATGGTTTAAATTCACGCAGTCAGAAATGGTCAATGGAGTTTGTGGGTGATGAAAATTATATTTCAGCTATTCGTCACTTTATTGATAAACACGCAGGAATAAAGTCATTTTTCTGGAAACCGCCTCTTGAGCCACTTGGATTGTATCGTTGTGATGAACACAAACTCATTCCGAACGGTGCAGGAAATTACACCCTTTCTTTAGTTTTTATTCAGGCATTTAAATCATGATCACAGCCGATTATCAAAAATTAGAGCCGGGCAATACTGTCCGGCTTTTTGAAGTTGATGGTACAGAATTTGGTGTTTCTAATATTCTGAGATTCCATGCATACAATATTCCCATCACGGAAGAGGAGATGCAAAAGGCTAAAGGAGAAATAGAGGCTAAGTCCATTTGGTGGCAAGGGAATGAATATGGGGCATGGCCAGTTCAAATAGAAGGGTTAGAGTCCTCTACAACGGGATCTAGTGCTAATCCTAAATTATCAGTGGCTAATTTAGATAGCTCAATAACCGCATTATGTCTGCATTATGATGATATGTTGAAAGCAAAAGTGATTATTCACGATACACTTTCTCATTATCTCGATGCGGAGAATTTTAGTGATGGGAATACTTCTGCTGATCCCACCCAAGAGCGAGTATCTGTCTTTTATATTGATAGTAAAAGTGCAGAAACAAATGAATTTGTTGAATTTACACTGGCGAGTCCAATGGATTTACAAGGTGTGATGATACCTACTCGGCAACTACATTCAATGTGTACGTGGTGTTTACGTGGGCAATATAAATCGGGAGATGGGTGTGATTATGCAGGGCAAAATGGTTATTTTGATAAACAGGGTAATCCTGTTGACGATCCATCACTAGATAAGTGTAGTGGTTTATTGAAAACGGGGTGTGTACCGCGATTTGGTAAAAATAATCCTCTTCCTTTTGGTGGCTTTGTCGGAACCTCATTGTTACGGAAATAATAATGATGCAAAAAAAAATACGAGAGGCGATATTTTCTCATGCAAAAAAGGAATATCCCAAAGAAGCATGTGGCGTTATCGTACAAAAATCCAGAGTAAAGACATATTTACCTTGCGTAAATGTAGCTACAAAACCTCAAGAGCACTTCGTTATTTCTCCTCAAGACTATGCATTATGTGAAGACCAAGGCGTCGTTATTGGTATTGTTCATAGTCATCCAGATGTCACAACTCAACCTTCTGAGCTAGATCAGGCTCAATGTGATGCACTGGGTGTCCCTTGGTATATTGTCAGTTACCCCGAGGGGGATTTTCGTGAAATTCTTCCTCGAGGCGAACTTCCTCTTATTGGCCGTCCATTTGTGCTTGGTTTTACGGATTGTTGGGGCCTAATCATGAGTTATTTTAAGCAGACACATAATATTGTATTACCTGATTATCGTGTTGATTATCCGTGGTGGGAGCAAGGTGAAGATCGCTATATGGATAATTGGCAAGAAGCAGGGTTTGTGAAAGTAGAAGGTGAACCACAAACAGGCGATATGGTTGTTATGCAGGTTCAATCTAATGTTGCAAATCATGCCGGTATTATTCTGGATGATGGTATGTTGTTGCATCACCTTTATGGGAGATTAAGCCAACGAGTTCCTTATGGTGGTTATTGGCGAGATAGAACAATTATTATATTGCGTCATTTATCATTAATTAAATAAAAAGTATTTATTTCTATATTTGCCTTTCATTCTTATTATCAAATTATTAACATGTTCACGTTTAATTATAAAAACTGATATGGAGTAATAATGAAAAAATTTGGTTTTTTTACATTTGCTATTGGTGTTATCAGTATAATTATCGGATTGATAATATTAATGAATATTAAAACGGAATATGATTCTGTTAGATTATTTCCTAATGCAGTAGTTTCTATGTCCATCGGTTGTTTTTTAACGTTAATAGGTTCTATTTTTGCAGGCTGTGGCGCTATTGTTGAAGAAATTAGAGGAGGTAAATCATCTCTTACTAATAATCAACAAATAAATAATCAATCAATTGAAAGTGAATTTTTTGATATAGGTAAATGGTCTGCTTCTAATTTTGTTATTAGAGGAAGTGATGGACTGAAATTTGATGAAGAAGCAGTAACTAAATTTGTCGAAGAAATGAAAAAATCAAAACCTACATATAACGGAGCACAGTTAATAGCATTTTATAAAATGGACATAAACGCTATAACAAACGGTTTTCCAGAATCATTAAGATCAAAATTTACTGAAGATTTTGAAAATAAAGTAAATCATTAATCATTCAAACATCTTAAATATAACCCGCCAAGTGCGGGTTTTTTTATGGAGTTTTTATGCAAGAAGAAAAGATGGTAACAATAGAGTTAAGCGGAATATTAGGAAAAACATTTGGTAAAACTCATCAGCGCATAATTACGACAACATCAGAAGCAATCAGAGCACTTTGTTGTACCTTAAATGGATTTGAACAGTATTTAAATACCAGTAAATCACGAGGATTAACATACGCCGTATTTAAAGGGAAAAAGAATATCGGTGTTGATGATCTTAATTTCCCGATATCAGAAGAAATTATTCGTATCGTTCCCATTGTGATGGGGAGCAAAAGAGGGGGTGTTTTTCAGACTATTTTTGGTGCCGTCCTTGTTGCTGCCGCTATATGGCTACCTTGGGGTTCCGCATTATGGGCCAGTAACCTTTTGTTTGCTGTTGGCGCATCGGTCGCTATCGGCGGTGTTATTCAAATGCTTTCACCTCAGCCGAAAGGTCTTGCAATGCAAGATCAGGGTGAAAACAAACCTTCGTATGCATTTGGCTCTCCTACTAATACCGTTTCTCAAGGTTACCCAGTGCCAGTGCTCTATGGCGAAAGAACTATTGGTGGCGCCATCATTTCTGCAGGTATTTATGTAGAAGATCAGCAATAAATCTATTTGGAATAATCTAATGAGAAAAACAATTCACGGTCAAAAAGGGGGCGGTGGTAGTCCTCGTGTGCCTGTTGAGCAACCTGATGATTTGCAATCTATTGCTAAAGCAAAGTTACTCATTGCCTTGGGTGAGGGAGAATTTGCCGGAGAGTTAACGGCACAAAATATCTTCCTTGATGGCACACCGTTAGAAGACACTGAAGGAAATGCAAATTTTAGTGGTGTGACGTGGGATTTTAGACCAGGCACACAAGCACAGACTTATATTCAAGGATTACCTAGTGCTGAAAATGAGATCAATGTTGGCTCAACGATTTCGAGTAAAACACCGTGGGTTCACACATTTACCAATTCACAATTATCAGCTATTCGGGTTCGTCTAAAGTGGCCTTCATTATTCAAGCAAGAAGATAATGGGGATTTGGTGGGTAATGAAGTTAAATACGCCATTGATTTACAAACTGATGGTGGTAGTTGGAAAACCGTTATTGATAGTGCCGTGAAAGGAAAAACGACATCAGGTTATGAGCGAGCACACAGAATTGATTTATCTGAATCGACAACATCATGGTCACTACGTGTTAGAAAAGTTTCTAATGATGCTAATAGCAGTAAAATCGGTGATACGGTTGTTTTGCAAAGTTACACTGAAGTCATTGATGCTAAGTTTACCTATCCTCATACAGCGTTACTTTATATCGAATTCGACTCTAAACAATTCAACGGTTCTATTCCGCAAATAACGTGCAAACCGAAAGGGCGCATAATCCGAATACCCTCAAATTACAATCCTATTGATCGCACCTACACGGGCGTATGGGATGGTTCCTTTAAATGGGCATGGACCAATAACCCCGCATGGGTTTTCTACGATATTGTTATTTCCGATAGATTTGGTCTTGGACAACGAATAAATCAACAACAGATTGATAAATGGGAGTTATACCGTATAGCGCAGTATTGTGATCAATTGGTACCCGATGGGAAAGGTGGTGATGGCACAGAACCTCGTTATGTCTGTGATGTTTATGTGCAAGATAGAAATGAAGCGTATAACGTGTTACGTGACTTTGCCGCCATCTTTCGAGGAATGACCTATTGGGGGGGCGGTCAGATTGTAACATTAGCGGATATGCCTCGTGATATTGATTATAGCTATACCCGAGCCAATGTGATTGATGGAAAATTTATTTATTCAAGCAGTAGCAGTAAAGAAAAGTATTCCACAGCATTGGTTTCGTATTCAGATCCGCAAAATGGATATGCTGATGCAATGGAGCCAGTGTTTGAACCTGATTTAGTTTCTCGGTTTGGGTTTAATCAATTAGAAGTTACCGCAATTGGTTGCACCCGGCAAAGTGAGGCAAACAGGAAAGGGCGTTGGGGAATACTGACAAACAATAAAGACAGAATGGTGACATTCTCTGTCGGGTTAGATGGGAACATTCCGCAACCCGGTTACATTATCGCTGTTGCTGATGAACTGTTGTCAGGAAAAGTCACTGGCGGTCGAGTAAGTGCCATCGATGGCAGAAATATCACGTTAGATCGCGTTTCAAGTGCTGTGAGTGGTGATCGCTTAATTCTCAATCTTCCTTCAGGGCAATCGCAAGCAAGAACGATACAAACAGTATCAGGGAAGGTGATCACGGTTACAACGGAATACAGTGAGACACCAGAGGCAGAATGTGTTTGGGTTGTCGAATCAGAAGAGCTGTATGCGCAACAATATCGCGTTGTTAGTGTTACAGAAAATGAGTCTAATCAATTTACTATTACAGCCATTCAGCATGATCCCAGTAAATATGAACATGTTGATTCTGGCGCATTGATTGATGAAAGGCCCATTAGTGTTATTCCTCCTAATAACCAGCAAGCCCCGAAAAATATTGTCATCGACTCTTACTCCATTGTAAGCCAAGGCGTTAGCATTGAAACGATGCGAGCACAGTGGTCACAAGTTGAAAATGCAATCTCTTATGAAGCGCAATGGCGTAGAAACGAAGGCAATTGGGTCAATATGCCTCGAAGCTCCATTAACTCTATTGAGGTTCCTAATGTTTATGCCGGTCGATATTTAGTCCGTGTTCGAGCTATTAATGCTTCTGAGATCTCAAGCGGATGGGGATATTCTGACGAAAAAACGTTAACCGGAAAAATGGGTAACCCACCCAAACCGGTTAACTTTAGAGCGTCGCCCTTAGTATTTGGCATTAAGCTAGACTGGGGATTTGGTGAAAACACCAGTGATACATTAAAAACTGAAATCCAGTACAGCAAAACGAATGATGGTGAAGGTCTGATGCTGTTATCTGATGTTCCTTACCCATCTAAAACCTATGAAATGGCAGGTTTATCAGCAGGTGTAGCGTTTTATTTTAGAGCAAGGCTGGTGGATAAAACAGGCAATCAATCTGAATGGACTGAGTTTATTCGGGGAGAATCGGAGTTTGATGTAGGTACAATATTGCCAGAGCTTGATGGGCACTTCATGTCATCAGAAGCCGGTCGGCAACTCAGTGAACGCTTGGATTGGAATGCTGAGACAGCAATTATTCTTAGTAATGCTGACTCTCAACTATCACGCAGTTTGTTAGTGAAACACGGTCAATCACAAGCTGGAATCAAAGAGCTATGGCAAGTTCGTGCAACGGATAACGAAGCATGGGCACAGGAAGTTAAAGAAATCTATTCTGCTGTTGGTGATAACACGTCTGCAATTAAAGAGACTCAAACGTCAATTACCGAGCTAAATAAAGCTTTCGGTCAAACAACTACGGAGATCCGCACAGAGTTAAAAACAACTAACCAAAATTTAGCCGACACCAATCAGAAGTTAGGCAATACAGATAAGGAAATGGGGCGTATTGCTGCGGATATTGTGACAAACAAAGAAGCGATATCTGAAACGAATAAAGCAATGGCTAAATCCGAAGAACAGGTACAAGCCCAATTTGGTGAACAGCAGGGCATGATTAACCAAAAAATGCAGGCTGAATTTAGTCAGACCGGTGACGGTGTTGTCACTCATTCCATTAATATCACGATTGTTCATAACAACGTGAAATACAATGCAGCAGGACAAGTAATTAGTGCTCAGGTTAAGAATGGAAAACTGGAATCATTCTTTGGTTATAACGCAAATAACTTTGCTTGGTATAACCCTGCAAATGGCAAGATGGAATTATTCATGTATGCCAAAAATGGGCAGTTCTTCGTTCGAGATTTATTTATCGAAGATGGCTCGATTACAAATGCAAAAATAGGAAATGTTATTCAATCAAATAATTATGTGTCGGGAAAATCAGGCTGGATAATTAATAAAAATGGATACGCTGAATTTGATAATGCAAAATTTAGAGGAGAAATTAAAGCCACTAAAGGCACAATGAATAATGTAATTATTGATAAAGATTGTGAAATTAAGGGCACTTTAAAAGTGGAGAATATCGAAGGTGACATAGTTAAGTTTTATTCTCTTGGTAATGGAGAAACAATTACGATACCACCACAATCTTTTGACCGCGTTATTCAAGTAGTTACCATAGCGACGACACATAATAGCAAGTGGTGTCGATTATGGCTAAACGATGATAAATTTTTTGAAATTAAAAATGGTGGACGAGTCGATGATTTTTATTATTGGAATTCACCATCAACAACGTTAAAAGCGAATACACCGGGTGTATTTAGATATGACAGCGAAGATAGATATTTCAAAATAACACTATTAGCCTGCAAGCAATAAGGAAATAAATCATGATATACACAACAGGCACTGTTAACACAGTGTCAGGGTCTGCTATTGTTCGTGGAACCGGCACTAAATTTAAAAATAATAATCCAGCCATTAATATCGGAATGACTATTTTAATTAAATCAGGAAACACGAATATTCCTTACATGATTAAATCCGTTAATTCCGACACTGAATTAGTATTAGCACAGCCTGCATTAGCTACCGCAACTAACACCACATTTTCAATTCATATTACTGAGCCTGATAATAATAGCGATGCAGCTAGAACGATGGTTGCCATAAATGCATACACGCAATATTTTCTCGATGCGATGAATACATGGATGACTCAGACTGGGCAGACAAAAATTGAAATGCCAAATGGTGAAGTTATTACACTAGATAGCATTAAGAAGATGCAAGGGGATATTAGTAAAAAAGCGGATGATAATAAAACAGTACATATTGGGGATTTTGGTGTTGGAGCAACTGCTGATAATGGCCCTATCATACCATTAACACCGCGTGACGCTAACGATATAACTTCTGCTGGTTTTTATGGTGCTGGTGGAGCTAATTCAGCTAACTATTTTGAACCATATAAGCCTCTTATTGTTTCTACAAGACAAGGCGGGGATGGGACTGGATCTGTTTTACAAATACAGTCGGGTGGTACTGTACAAGCTCCATTGCTTGCTAATAGGATTCGCGTAAACGCAAAAGCTTGGTCTGATTGGTCTGTATTAGCCTCTTTGACAAACTCAGAAACTCAGAGATTTAATGGTCAGTTAATGTCTTACCAAGGGCTTTATAGTTCGGATAAGTCTAATCCAACAAATTATTTTGGGTTATTGAGAGCTGAAAAGGGTGTTCCTTACGGATTTTATCTTTCCTATGATGGTTCTGGTAATAGTATTAGATTTCCAGAAAGGAAAGGTGGAACACTAATGCTAGTTGGTGATTATGGTTTAGGTTCTATAAACCCAACATTTACTAATGATGATTTAAAAAACACCCATCACACTTCTTTTTTTATGCAGGGTGGTGGTAGCGGGACTAACCTCTTTACAAATCATGGGTGCGGCATTCACCTTGCTTATAATTCAACAATTAAGGCCGGTTTATTTGTTAATGCGTCAAATGGCGTTACATATTCATATACTTCAGATGTCCGTATTAGTGATGGGTTTACTAGAGTAAGGAAGATATATAGCGAGGCTAATACAACAACTGATAGCAATGGTTTTATTAAACGCGCCTCTCCAATCATCGACATCAATCCTGACGGCACCTTCACCACTAACGATGAATCAGAAGGCGCTACGGTTACTCGAGTAGCAAAGGGTGAATATCTCATTGAAGGTGTGCTCGGTTTTAATTCAGATGCAGGTTGGGGCGGTGTCGATGGTGGTCTTGAAATTCCACTTGATGTTAATAAACAACCGTTGATATGGGTTGACTATAAAGTAAATGAGGACGGCTCTATTCTCGTTAAAACGTATCACCGTACTCACCCTAATGCACCAGAGTTTGCCAACAATGATATTGACGGCTTCAATGACGGCGACCCAATTGATATCCCTGATGGTCGCTTTATTTCTGTTCGTGTACAGATGCCAGAGCAATCAATCTATAACGTGAGAATGCGTGAGATGGAAGAGGTGTGTAGGCAAGATGAAAGAGCATTTAGATTTAAGTGAAGATGATGAATTGCTTTAATAATTAATTGTATTGGCTCAGATTAAAATCCATGCTGTGACAGCTCAACGTCAAATATCCTAGTTAGTATTTAACTTTGAGACAAGAGTGAATGTGCTATTAAGATGATTTTATGTGGCGTGTGCCACATCATTTATCAAAAAGATGAAATCAACTTGGTGCTTAAAGACAATTTAAACATTTATATTCACAATATGTTCTGGACGCGCTGGTTGAGCAGCAGTTGAAAATTGGCCAAATGTCCATGGTGAAGCTATGATATTAGAGTAATCGGAAACAAGCTTAACTTCTATCTCATTGATATTTAGAACTATGCCATCAAACGAATTAATTTTCCCAGTTAACCAATGTGGTCGTTTCGAGGGAAAATCTTTAAACTCTGTATTATATTCAGGCTGAAAGTAAGCAATCAAACTTGCTTCCATTGCCTCATAAATGCTGTTGGCTCCTCCTTTGACTAAAGATACTATCATATCTCTGGAAGTGGTTATCGAAGGACCACGTTTATTTAAAACAACAAACTCTGGGTTATAAGCAAAAATGTAAAGGGAACGGTTTCCTTTTTTTTGTATTATATCCGCTTGAATCTCTACGGCTTTTTCATGTGCGTTTGCTCTCTGAAATACATTCCTTGTTCCACTAGGTCCACAAGCTATTCCAATGTATTCAATGTTGAAATCAGTAAGAAATTTTGGAGGATTTATTAACTTTAAAAAAGGCATGAGACCCGCGTTTAAAAAGAAACTATTACTTTCTTTATTGGGATCAGTATAAGTGAACTCGAGTCCTACAAAATAACCTAGATTATCGTATTGAATTGGTTTTACTGATTTTATGCAAGATACATCGATTATGGATGGAATTGGATACGGTGAACTACCATCAAATAATATCTCAGCTTTAACTATAGTTTCGGTAGGAAAAGTGTGGAAAATAATTTCACAATCAATCTTTTTATGATGAGCGTTCCATTCAGCGGTAGTGTTAAAGGATGAAGATATTCTGGAGGCCATGATATAAAGGTGATAATCTCTTGAAATGCCCGAAATATGAACTTTATCCCCCCGAGTAGGTGTAAAAAGCATTTCAGTGCCATCTAATCTTTTATTTTTTAGTACGGAGGGAGCATTTGGCATCATCAATACTGGAGTTTCAGAGTGAAATTTTAGTAATTGTGGAGTCATATAAATCCTCAAAATAAGATAGTAATTGATTGAATTTCTGCATGTTGTATTGAAAAGATAAAAGTGCTTTATAGAAAAATTGCTGGCTTCTTGCTCAAGGCTGATAGCCAAACTTAGTTATATTCTATAAAAATTTATTAACTCAAATATTAACTGATGATTATTATTCCATTTTCAAGTATTGCATCGATTTCGCATCAGGCAACTTCTTGTTTCTTACACAATAAAACGCTAATTATTTTTATATGCAACACTACTTACAGATAGAATAACGTTGTTTTTATCTTCTTGTGTTACTTCTGTAAATTCTTTATAAGCTATATTAATGTATTTTAGAGTAATTATAGCATAGGAATAGAGCGATAAGTGGGTTTTAAATAAGGTGAATTTGATGTTTTTTTATACTAAGCAATTTTAGTCATAAAATCAAAAAAAATAAGTGGTTGATTTCATGGTTAATTTTGTTTTGTGTTATAGGGTTTGAACCTATATCTCTGACACCCCATGACAACGAAATAATTTTTAGTATAATACTCTAGTTATTAAATTGGCTAAAAATATTTATGTTTATAAGGGGTGTTATTTGAGAAAATATATAATAGTTTTGACTATATTACTTAGCAGTATTTTTTTTGTTGTATTTTTTATGAGTTTGAGCCAATTTTATAAAGAAAGGGTTATTTATTTGATTGATAATTATAAGGTTTTTTTTATATCTGTTATTGTTGCAACAATTAGTGCTATCTTAATTACATATGTTAATCGTGGAATAGGGCGTGGTATAAATAGTGATGACTATGATAAGAGGGATATATTAAAAATAATAAAAACTGAGATTGCTTCTATTAAAATGGAATTGAATGAGAAGATTTCAAATCTTGCACAGAATACAGAAAGTATTGATTTAACTAATGATGAAAAAGAGAAGCTAATATCTCAAGCTAAAAAAAGAATCATCAATAATACGATAAAAGCAGCAAATATCAGTTTACGAGAAGATGTAAAAAATTATAAAGATAGAATTAGTTTATTTAGATATCAGGAAAATATAACACGTAGATTACAAGGGGAAATAGATAGATTAAATAGAAGGGGAGGAGTCAATTTAGTTGTTGGTGTGGCTATTGCAATAGTCGGCATTGTGTATCTTGGATATGTGGTAACAGAGCCAGTTGTTATTACTGATAAAATATTATATTTATTTCATATTATACCTAGAGTTTTATTTGTTATTCTTATTGAGATTTTTGCTTATTTTTTCTTAAGACTTTATAAAAATGGATTTGAAGAGGTGAAGTATTTTCAGAATGAATTAACTAATATTGATTCTAAATTTTTAGGAATAAGAATTTTAAATGATATAAAAAATGAAGAATTAAAAATAGATATTTTAAATGAACTTATTAAAACAGAAAGAAATTTTATTCTTGAAAAAGGACAGTCAACAGTATCTTTAGAAAGAGATAGAATAGAAATGAATGAAGAAAAAAATATTTTATTAATATTAAAGGATATTTTAAAATCAAAACAGTAATTTATTATTACATTCAACTTAACATATTATTTAGTTGTTCACTCAGATATAAGTATAGTAATAAAATAATACACATGGTTATCAAAACCAATAAAAGCATTATGTTAATCAACTAGTTATAAAAAGGCATATTCATGGTCTTTTGAACCAAACAAGAGTAAATATACCTTAATAAACAATTAGTTAATGATAGCGGGTTTATATAATGCTACGCCACATGGGTTGGACAGAAGCCGCTGACTTAATCATTAAAGGTATGGAAGGCGCGATTGCTGCTAAGACTGTCACTTATGATTTCGAACGTCAATTAGAAGGTGCTAAACTGCTGAAATGTAGCGAGTTTGGTGACGCGATTATCAAACATATGTAATATAATTAGTGTTGTGAATTGATTACGGGAACTTAAGGGTTCCCGTTTTTGTTACAGGATTTTTTATGAGTACGTGTAACGTGTTGATGCGTATTTTTGTATTAAAAGTAGCCTAATGTAGCAAAACCAAACAAACAATGAATAAAACGTAAGTGTTAAAATCAACACGTTAAAAGAGGCGATAAGGTTTTGTTTATGGCGAAATGGAAAAGAAAGAAAATAATCTGCAAACCGCATGATAAACGTGGCGAAAATTATCATTTGCAGATTATCTGATGAATTAAAATAAGGTCAGAAATAAGATTAACACGCGATGGTTATCCATTCTTTTCCACGAACATCATTATAACGGTCTGTCTGTGCTCGAGTGGCATGTCCTAATAAAGCTTGCGTATCGATACCCTGTTTTCGATATAAACGTTCTGATAATGAACGTTGCTCATGAAAGGACGCTGGCATTCCTTCACCCCAATCAATATTGGTTTTATTTCTTGCTTTGGTGAAATTCGTTGTCATCGTATTTGCGGTGACTGGACCTCCTCGTTGCCCTTGTGATGTACTCCGAAAATAGTGAATTAAATAGTGGCTTACCACGCGATCACGACAGCGGTCAACGATTTCTTTAAGTGAAACATTGATGGCCTGATTGCGTAAAGAAAGGGGAATGGCCACTTTAGCGCCCGTTTTTCCTTGAACAACATGTAAATGGTCATCCCAAATATCTTGAAAACGCATCCGTGAGATATCGCTAATACGCTGACCTGTTACGATAGCAAGGAGCATCGCATTACCCATATAACGGTGTTGTTTGTCTGCTAAATCATAAATCTGATGCCACTCATCTAAAGTCAATCTTTGACGTTTTATCCGAGTTTTTGGCCTTTTGGTTGCCAATGCGGGGTTATAACCTGGTGGAACTTCACCCGCATGTTGTGCTTCTTTAAAAATATCACTAAAAACGGATCTAACGACCTGTGCCATACGCGATTGTCCCGCCGTTTTATACTCGTCGAGAATACTGACCAAATCTCGAGTACCTACTTTATCCAATGGGAGTAAAGCTAATTTTTGGCGCATAAGGGCGATGGGTTTTTTCTTTTGTCGATAGGTGGCAAGTTGTATCTCTCCTTGATCTAAGCGCTCTTTTTGGATATTCCAATAACGATCTAACCATGTGGCAACCGTAATCGACTCATCTTTGTCAGTTGCAATACGATCACTGATGGCTAGAATTTGACGCGTTCTTTGCTCTGCAATACGGCTATTGGCTTCGATGGCGATTAGTCGTGCTTGAGTTTCATCTGCGCCCAAAGAATGAAATTTACCCGTTATAGGATGACGATATCGCCAATACATTTTTCGCATTCTTGGGTGATACGTTGTATATAAATTTGGGATATCAATGTTTTTCTCACGAGGTCGTCCGATCATCTTTCAGTATCTTCCTTAATATTGGATCATCAAAGGTATTGATTGAAGGGATAGCTAACATGCCGACTAAATCTGCATCTTCTCTTACTCGCCACATGCCACCTTCTTTCCTTGCGGGAGGGCAGAAAAAACCTAATCGCGCATAGCGACTTAATGTGGTGAGAGACGGCGGACGACTTTTGTATCGTTTCTCAGCCCATTCTTTTAATGTTAATACTTGCATTATTCTTTCCTTATATTATTAAAAATGAATTAATAATGATTATTCCTTTATTTTAAATAAATGAATGCTGTATTTATTTGATGACTAATTAATATGTAATTATATTTTTCGTCTTTTGTTTCTTTATTTTTTAAATGAGAGGGTGTTTGTTAATTGTGATTAATTGTACTCTATGTTTCTTTATAGACAATAACACTGTAAGGGGAAGTACATATTGAGCTGAAGTGATCCAGCTCAATAAATTAAACTAAATAAGTTAAAGTGTTTGAATAATTTGTATCACATAACCAATAATTTGATAATCATGAGTTAATAATATAGGCGTAAAGGCGGTATTTAATGAAACCAAATAAAGATGAGGGGGTTCTGATATCAATTTCTTAATTACCACATCATGGGTAATACTATTTTTCGCGATGATTATTTTTCCATATAATTCAATATTATTTTTAAATTCCGGCTCGATAATAATCGTTGAGCCCTTTGGTATGGAGGGGAGCGAGTAAGGGTTAGTCATTGATTCACCTTGATACACAAGCCCATAAGCCTGCTCAGAAACAGGTACTGTCGCATAACACCAAGTTTGAATATCACTCAATCTTAATGTTTCATAACGTGCATTCCAATCAAGGGTTTGCTCTAGTGTGATAACGGGAATTTGACGAATATTCATTGTCTTGCGTGTGATTATTAATGCATCAGCATCGGATGATGTTCCACCATAAAGTAACCATTCGGGTGAAACTTCAAGAACTTTAGCCAGCATTTGTAAGTTTTCCCCATCGGGCTCGGTGACTTGGGTTTCCCATTTTGTAATAGAAACTCGGCTGACACTTAACATCTTTGCTAATGACTCTTGTGTTAAAGCTAATTGCAATCGACGCTCTCTAATTCGGGTATGCATTTTGTTTCTCATGTAATTCCCATTTCCTTTTATTTAAGTAAAAATGATTTGCGTGTCCATTCTCTATTTGTTAATTTTAATAGCGTAATCGATAACTGATTAATTTAATCTATAAAGATGTTATTTAAATTAATCCTATTAATTTAACTCACGATAGTTTCAATAGTAATAACGAATTAGATTTTTTCGTTAAGTGTGCTAATTAAAATTAATGCAACGGAATATTTTACAAAACAAAAGTGGAATTACCATCTTTTGTTATTTTTTCAATTAAATTATTTTTAATTTGATGCGCATCTTTTTTTTAAAAGAATGGTAGAAAAAGGAATTCACATGAAATTATTAATGGAAAAAACACGTCCTCAGATAGTCATACCTGAATTAGCCATTCAAATTGGGTTATACGAAGCAATTGTTTTGCAACAATTACATTATTGGATAACAGAAACAACATCGGGTGTTGAATATGAAGGACGGCGATGGATCTACAATACATTACCTGATTGGCATTTACAGTTTCCCTACTTATCTCTATCAACACTAAAACGCGTCTTTACTCATCTTCGAACGGCTGGATTGATTGAAGTGAGACAGCTCAACAAACACCTTCATGATCGTACTAACTTTTATAGTATTAATTATCAGCATAAGATTTTGAAAACAGTAGATGAAGAGCAAAATACGAGTGAAGAAGGTAGTGATAATAAAACGAAAATACGTGCATTCGATGGTGCCAAACAGGAACAATCGAAGGGAAGCAAAAGTCAGTCTCAGAACGGTTCAAGTAGGGCTCTTCTTACAGAGAATACAACAAAGATTACTACAAAGAGTAACCTTAAAAGATCTTGTTCAGATTGCTCATTATCAAATCGTGAGCGACCTGAAATAGACATTATTCGCTATTTTAATAAAAAAACCCACTCCCATTATCGAGAATGTCAAACCACGTTGAGCTATGTTCGAGCGAGGTTAGCTGATGGTTTTCAAGTTGATGAATTGATCTTAATTACCGATTACCTAACAGCAAAATGGCTTAATGATAATAAAATGCAGGATTATTTAAGACCTAAAACTCTGTTCCATAAAAACAATTGTGCAGAGTATCTTGATAAAGCGAAAAAATGGCAATTAAAAGGACGACCGGCTTATCAAAATGGGCGGTGCTTAAAGGAGGGTGAGATCCCTATTGAAATCGATTGTGCTGAAAGAGATAACACATTTAGTCTGTTATTTAGTTCAGCATGGAAGCCTAAAACAGCCCTTCAGATCCTCGCGAAAAAAATCGCCTTACAACGTGGTTTAGGGCGAATGCATATTCATAATGCTAAAGCGCTTTGGAAAGAAATTTGGTATCAGTCCGCACAGTTAATTGCGCGTTCAACACACCACAATAGTATTGGATAAAGGTATTTGCGACATGAGAGATATACAGCAAGTATTAGAACGATGGGGTGCTTGGGCATCTGATGTACAAAGTGGTGTGGATTATTCTCATATTGCTGCGGGTTTTAAAGGGATATTACCTTATCAATCATCATCTCGTATAAGTTGTTGCGATGATGATGGATTGATCATTGATTCAGCTATCGCTCGCCTAAACAACTGAGAAAAGAAGAAGAGGTGAATGCACTTATATTACATTATATTTATCAGCATCCTAAAAGAAGTATTGCGAGGCGTTGGAAAATAAGTGAAAGCCGAGTTCGTCAAATTATACAAGTCGCAGAGGGTTTTGTTGAAGGTGGGCTGGCAATGTTAGAAATACGTTTAGAGATGGATCATGAAGTTTCTTGTTATAAGAAAACAAATTAAATAAAAAAGTATTAACGCGCTACGCAAATTAGCTGTTAATCTAATAAAAATAAAGATATTTACCTAGCTTATAATTTATCTAAAATGGTAATATTAAATAATGAAACATCAAATACTACTTTAATTAATGTTTATATAGCCTAATCTTGTTAAGTAATGCTTAATTTTTAAGGTTTGAATTTTTATGATATAAACTTACATCTTCATTTTAAATGTTAGAGTTATTATGATCCCTAAAAGACTAAAAACGGCAAGAGCAAGAGTTGAATTAACTCAAGAGGAGTTGGGGATTTTAGCTGGGATAGATGAGGAGTCAGCTAAAATTAGAGTTTGCCAATATGAGTCAGGCACACATCGTCCTAATTTTGAAACTATTTGCCGATTTGCCAAAATATTGAAAGTACCAGAAAATTATTTTTACACTTTAAATGATGAATTCGCAGAAGAGCTAATTTTTATTTATAATGAAAAATATAATCCACTATAAAATTCGTTTTAAAAAAGTGCTATACGCGTTTTTTTACTTTATGATATAAAATAAAAACATTAATATAATAATGTCACATTTACAGAGTTTACCAAGTATTTATTATAAGGAGGATAATGAAGATAAAAATCACAAAACCATTATGAATTTAAAATATTAATTAGTTTTTGATTATGGTTCCTATTAGATTGAGATATGCCCGTAAAAGGGCAAAGTTAACTCAGGCAAGATTAGGTGCTTTAGTTGGAATGGAAATAGCTAGTTCTCGTTCTAGAATTTCGCAATACGAGTCTGGGTTACATAAACCAAGCTTTGATATGGTATGTAAGCTAGCCAAAGTACTTAATTTGCCTGAATGTTATTTTTATACTGTTAATGATAATCTGGCAGAAGATATCATTGAATTATATTATAATAAATATTGCTAATGATGAATCTATTCTTTATTTTTATCATTAAATTTTTGTTCTCTTGTCTTTCGGATAATTTGATTTCCGTTTTCATCAAAATATCTTTCAGGCCATATTGTTGAGGGTGGCAAATTAAGTTTTTGAGCGATAATTTGTTCACCTTTAGGCCATGGTCGGGACAACGCATTAGCTAGAGTTGAGGAACTTAAACCAGCACCTCTGGAGATCTCTGCTAACGTTGTCCCTTTTTTCTTTAATGATGCGATAATATCTGCTGCATGCCAATTTTTATTAATCATAATATACCCATATGAGTTTGATGAAATAATGTATTATAAGTAATTTGTTAATACATCGGTTAACATTTTTTATTTTAAATAATTATTGTATTTTTTCAATTGAAGTGATTCCTATTTTTAAATGTAGTAGATTAGTATTTCTATTTATAAAAATATCTTAAATATATAAATTAATATTTTTGTTTTTATAATTATCAATAAAGTTATTTATTTAAAAATAATCTGACAAAAGAACTTGCTGTTTATAGGATGAAGAGTTACACCTTTAGATATATTATTTGTTTAAAATAAAGGTGTGAAATATCATGATAAAACAGAGTGATATGACTATTCAGGCATATGATATATTAGAAATGATATCACAAAGTACGTGTAAGAATATAATAGAAATCGTAAGTGAATCTAAACTCAGTTATGAAAGTTGTGAGTTTTTACTCACTCAATTAGAAATGGCGGAATTAATTTTAAAACAAGATGATTTTTATAAGCGAACAAGTAAAAGAATTGATTAAATACTTTATATTATAAGAAAAGGTATTAGTTTGTATTTTTCTTGCATAAAAGATGAATTTACACTTGATAAACCGTAGATAAAGATAAGATTGAATAATTGTTTTATAAATAAAAATTCAAGATAAAGCTTTTCGATTAATTGACGATATGCATAATGACTTATCTTAAATGAGAGATTAAATTTGTGAAAAAAATCTTATTATTATCACTACTGTTTAGTTCTTCTGTATTTGCACAAAATGTCGATGTAGGGCAAGTATGTAAAGCGTCTGCGGCAACCATGTTTGGTCGAGATCATAAGATTATGCAATTAGATACTATTGAAAACGGTATTGCTTATGTTCATTACATTCGTTCAGTAGATAACAGTCGCTGGGCTATTAAATGCAAGCTAAACGGTGAAAAGGTAATTTGGGCATCAAATAATGCTGATAGTATTGGTCGATGGAGGGATGATCCTCTAGATAGCATTGTGAAATATTCTGTAAATGGTGGGGATATCACGATTTCTGAAATTTATAGTGATGGTGCTAAAACGGAAAAAACATATCCAATAAAAGAGCTATAAATTACCACCTGTTTTTGCACTCTTTTATATTAAATATAAATACAAGTCAGAAATTTGATAATTTCTGGCTTTTTTGTTGCCTCAATAAAGGATATAGATGCAATTATATAATAATGACGCATTAATTGTGCTGAAAGCGTTACCAGAGAATTGTATTGATTTGATAGTGACAGATCCCCCTTATTTTCGGGTTAAATCTTGTGCATGGGATAATCAGTGGGCAAATGAAGCTGAATACTTAGCGTGGCTAGATGACGTATTAACTGAGTTTTGGCGAGTATTGAAACCGAATGGAAGCTTGTATTTGTTTTGTGGCTCTAAGCTTGCCTCTGATACTGAATTATTAGTAAAAGGGCGATTTAATATGTTAAGTCATATTATTTGGGCTAAACCTTCAGGCCCTTGGAGACGTCAGAATAAAGAAAGCCTGCGTACGTTTTTTCCTTCGACAGAACGAATATTGTTTGCGGAACATTATCAAAGGCCAGTACAAGCAAAAGGGGCTGAGTTTGTTATAAAGTGTCGTGAACTCAAGCAACGAGTATTTAAACCTCTTATGGATTATTTTATCGATGCACGATCAGCATTACAGGTTAGTGTTAAACAAATAAATAAAGTTACAGGGAAGAAAATGGCTAATCACTGGTTTGGTCGCAGTCAGTGGCAATTACCATTAAAGGATGATTATCAAAAGTTACAAATATTATTTTCACAACGAGCTACGCATATTGATCAGTTATCACCGTTATCACGTACCTATGATGATTTGCTGTCAGAACATAAAATTTCTCAGATACGTTATCAAGTATTGGTTGAAGAATACGGATTATTGAAGCGTCCTTTTTTTGTTACGGCTGATGTTCCTTACACTGATGTGTGGACATATCCTCCAGTGCAATATTACCCCGGCAAACACCCTTGCGAGAAACCTTCAGATCTGATGGAACATATTATTCGTTCTAGTAGTCGTGAAGGGGACTTAGTGGCCGATTTCTTTATGGGATCAGGGGCAACGATAAAGGCGGGATTAAAGTTAAATAGAAACGTGTTGGGAGTGGAGTTAGAGAAGGAGAGATTTGAGGTGACGAAAGGGGAGATAAATAATTATTTAAGAAATACATAAAATATAAATAACTTCTTAATAAGAATTATTTATCTTAAGTATAATTTAAATATTTTTAATTTTAATAACGCAATAAAACAATTGAATATTATTCAGTTGTTTATATAGTAAGTAATATTTGATTGTTAAACTATTCTTAATTAAATGGACTTTCAGGTTTTATTTATTAGATGTCTATTAAATGATGGATTATGACTTTCTAGAAATGGAGATGTATAAATTGGCAAATATTATTTATTTAAAGTTAAATGGAAATAATCAAGGTTTAATTTCAAAAGGGTGTTCTACATTTGATTCTATTGGTAATAAATATCAATCTGGTCATGAAGATGAAATTTTAGTTTATGAATTCTCATCAAATCTTTCAATGCATCAAAATGTAAGCTTTCAACCTATAGATATACGTAAGACAATCGATAAGGCCTCCCCATTATTATCTCAATCATTAGTCTCTAATGAGTTATTAACATGTGAATTTTTCTTTTATAGAACATCTGGTAATAGTGGATTGGAGTTATACTACAAAATAAAATTAACGGATGCTTCAATAGTAAATATCAGTTGTTTCTATCCTAATTCTATAACACATAATGAAGTTCAACCCGAAGAGTCATTATCAATACGGTTTAAGTCAATAACATGGGAACATGTAACCGCAGGAACAAGTTCTTATAGTATTTGGGATGAAAGGGTATTTTAATGTTTTCTAGTTTTGAAGAAAAATTTGAAAGATATGCTAATGATATTAAAAAACTATCTGAAATATCAGCTAGATATCTTCTTACAGACGACTATTGTAAACAAGGTTATAGAAGTGAAATGTCTGAAGTTGTGAGGTTAATTCGAGCTGATTTTTATCGTGCTACATATAATCATAAAGAAAGACATAAGCGAGCTAACAGCTTTAGAGATAAAGCAAAAGAGGCATTTGGTGTGGGGTATCTGCCAGAAATAATGCAGTATCTCGATGAAATAGAAACTGAGTATGAAACTGAAATGTCTGCTTATTCTCAATTAAGAAAACGGAGCAAAGAGGTTTATGAATTAACTAAAACTTTTTCTGGAACGGGATATTATTTTTATCTTAAAAGCAGTCAAACTATTATAGGAGGAGGAATACAAAGTGCTTTTGGATATTTAACATTTAAGATTGGTCGTAAAATTAGAAATAAAGAAATGCAAGGTGCTGGATTTATTGGTATAGGGTTAGGTGGCGGTAAAGTTTTTGAAGGTGTATCAGATATAGTATATGAGTTTACTGATGGTGAATTTGATATAGGAGAAGATCCTATAAAAAAAGGTATTGAACAAAGTTTTAAATTTTGGGGGTTGAATGAGAGTCATGGTGAAATAGGTTATGATGTTATTGATATGACTGTCAGCCTATATAATGGATTTGCTGCTTTTGCTAAATATGATTCACCTAATCGTATTATTCATTTACCTGTCACCATGGGAGGAAAAACTTATAGAGCAACGCATTTTGATAGATTATTTACCAGTAAAGGTACTCGCTTATTTCGTTGGAGTTCATTAGATTTCAATCGAAAATTTAGGGTTCAAAGCAATCCATTATTACTCACTACTTTAGGCTACAATATGGGGAAATTTATTCTAATATTAAAGAAATATAATAACGATGAATCATCTAATGAAAATACTCAATAAGTTAGATTGATTTTCTCTTGATTCACTTCAGTTACAAATAGATCATTTTTCCATTAGGTAGGTCATTATTGCAATTCTCTTTACTCTAAAAAATAAAATTAGTGATATTTTATTATTAATACAATCATAGATGGTTATTATGAAGCTAATGAAAAAATAAATAAAAATCAAGGCTAAAAAAGCAGAGAAAATTTGTGATGTTGTTGGGATTGTAATAATGAGTAAAAACATTATGCTTAATGATAAAAATAATCCTTCAAATAAGATACGATCAAAGATAAATGTGTCAAAAAACCATTTTTTGAAACTATCTTCTTTATTGGTTTGATTGTTATAGGTTTGATTTATTTTTTTTACATCATTGTCCGATAAGTTTTTAATTATTTTATCTATATCGAATTTTTTCATTATATTTTATCTCTAATTTTTATTTTTCTAATGATAACATAATTGAATACTAAATTGAATTATAAGATTTAATTATATTAATGAAATGATACTTTTTAATAAAAAGGATCTTAAGTGCAATTAAAACGGAAAGCAATTGTATTAAGTAGCACCAGTGCCGTTACTATAGCCTTAACTCTTATTAGTTATTTAGAAGGAATAAAATATAAATCCTATTATGATGTTGCGGGTGTACTGACGGTTTGCTACGGCCATACTGGCAATGACATCATTCAGAATAGGCTATACACACAGCTAGAATGTGATGCTTTATTACAAAAAGATTTTATTAAAATACAACAACAAGTCGATGCTTTAGTTAAAGTATCTCTCGATAATCACACTAAAGCCTCTTTATATTCTTTTGCTTTTAATGTTGGAATAACAGCATTTTCACGTTCTACTTTACTCAAAAAATTAAATGTGGGTGATCAACATGGTGCTTGTGAAGAAATGAAACACTGGATTTATGCTGGTGGAAAAGTATGGAAAGGCTTAATTAATCGTCGTGAAATGGAATCTGCTTTATGCCATGGAAATCTTTAATTATTGTTTTGTGTTTTATTATTACTCTTTTTCTTATTGTTATCTTCAGTTTTTATCTTTCCATTGATCCTTCTTGTTCCAATGATAAAGCGAGTTTAATTAAACGTTGTCAACGCGCTATTTCTCATCATAGGTATTAATCAATAATGAATTGGAATTTTTATATCGCGACTATAGCGATAGTTATTATTGCTGGTGGTTATATCGTGGTAAATGAGCAATCAAAAAAACTGAATAGATTAAACGCTGCTAATAGGGAGTTAGCCAGTCGTTTAAAAGAGCTAGTGAATATAAATCACGATTATCAAAAACGGGTAACTCTATTAAATCAACTCGATATTAAACACACTCAGGAGCTAGTTAATGCGAAAAAGGAAATTGATGGGTTGCGTATTTGGGCTGAGCGCAATCCTAAGCGGGTGTATATCAGAGCCGAGTGTTCCTCCCGTATCACCACAAATTCTTCCACCAGCATGGATGATGCAACCCCCACCAAACCTACTGACACCGCTATCCGAAATTATTGGTTACTTAGAGAACGAATTGCAGAGTCGGAAAGAATGATTAAGGGGTTACAGGAATATGTAAATACAAAGTGTATGAACTAAGAAAGCGCCCCAATAGGAGCGCAAGATAAAATAACAAAGTTATTTTACATTAAACTAAAGAGTTATTTTACTTTCGTATACAGCATCACTTTATGATGGATAATATCTTTAATAGTAAAAATAAAGTGTTCAATATCTGTAATAACAAGGTTATGAGGATACGCCATATCACCCTCTACAGGAATTGATTGCCCATTTATAGTGTCACCAAGATTAAATGACATAAAAGGCTCACTACTCTTTAGATGTTCAAGGTTACAATCCTTATCATAAGGATCTCTAATTTCTAAATAATAAATCATATTTAATTCCTTTTAAAATGAGTATTTCCAAATAGTTATAATTGCCATTTATCAATAGCAAATTAAGCATAATAGTCTCGATTTAAATTGTCTAGAAAATTTGGAGTCGTATTGTCGCCATATCCATATAATATGTTAGCTATGATTAGTTGATTCAATAAAAGTCATTCATTGAGTGGCGTTGATAGAGTTTTTATTGGTTGCTAGTTTTTTGGGAAATTATGGCTAATTTAACGGATCTAACAAATCAACTTAACACTATTCGAAAGCAAATCCTATTTACAGCAGCACTCGCTCTTACGATTGCTACCCGTAAAATAGAAAATGTACAAAAGATTGCATTACAATGTAATTTAGAAAGCTTACTCCTATTTACGATTAAAAGTATTAAAAGCCGAGGGGCTCGTAAAAATAATTTAAAGGCGAAAGTATTTGTGATGAATATCGCCATTGGATATTTAATGCCATTTGAGATCAGAGGTGTCCATAAATTGAATGGCGCATCATTGCTTAAACCTAAAAATATAAAATTAAACAAAAACGGTAAATTATCAAGAAATAAGCTGAATAGCTTGAAAGCTAAAAATAATATATTTATTGGTGAGTTAAAGGATGTTTATGGCATATTCCAACGCAAAAAAGCGAGGAAAGGTCGTAAAAATAAAAAACGATTAAAACGCTTACTTAGTGGTACTTGTCGAGATAGGTAGAACCAACTAGCCCTAGATTACTTATTCGTTTTGGTGATGCATTACCTGTTCAGCCTGTACTTTGTTATCAAGATAGAGCACTGCGAATGGCAAAGGTTTTATTACCACAGGAAATAAGTCGATTACTTGAAGAAGTTATAAATATAGCTAAATAAAAAAATAGTACTTCATAATTGGAATAATGTGGAAATTTGTCCATAATATAATATTCTCTTATTAAATAATTGGTGGGTATTATGGAGCAACAACTTATTGAAGCACTAAAAAATTCCATGAATTTTCTTACGTTAGCTATATTTTCATTTATTGCATGTTTTGCAATGTTTAGAGCGATGAATGATAGAAAAAAAAAGAAAATAAAGACAAGCTGGTTAACGCACAAAATATTTTGGTTCTACATTATTTTATTTTTAATCTTAGGGTTAATTAGCATCGGACTTATTTTACTTGAATTTATGTACAAACCTGGAGGTGGCTGGATTGTTGCGGCAGTAGGTATTATAACTGTTTTTGTAATAATAAATGCAGGAACAGTTGTGTTTGGTAAATTAGAACATTTTAGTAAAGAAGAAAAATCAATAGATGATACAATTTATCGATTATTAGGTACGGATAAATACCTTGTTACATGGATTATTCAAATAGATAATAAAGATGATGTTGTTTTCAGCCGAATTACTGACAGAAAAGTAGATGAGAGCTACACCCCAGTTAGTCGTGACAAAGCGAATGTTTATGCTGTTTCTATTTTGAATGGTTTTGAACCACCAGAACATCTTTAACTGTCTGATAAATTAATTGATTAAATTAAATCTGTAGTAGTTTATTACCATTTTCTTTATTTATTAAAAATTAGATCACCAACTAAGCGAGTGTTCTTAGGATACTCATTTAGTTGGTTAAGTAAAGTTTTTGACTAATTGTATGGTTATACATATGATTACTGTTATTAGTTACATAATTAATGTTATGGATAATATATGGTATAAATATTTTAAGGAACCTTTCTAGCACTTTCCTATTTTACAGGTATTAAAAACGAACAACCTCACAAAATATAACTAAAATTAAATAAGTGTTAGTATTATTTATAAATAATCAGGCATGAGGTTATATATGGGAACTTATGGTAAAGCAGCAGTACAGACTGCATTGAATTATGATGATAAAGTAAATTTACGTGAACAATGGACTAATGCGATATCAAAAGAAACAACTAGTAAATCATCAATTAATAAAGGATGCCCTAAAGGTGCCTTTTTGGGTTTATGTGAGCTTGGTTTAGTGAAGAACATCCCATCAAATGATTATAACGCGGGTGCTGATAATAAACGCCATGCGAAAGAACTTTTAGCATTAGCAATAGAGAACCCAAACATAACAGCCACCGAGTGTTTTCGACTATATCAAAAAAGCAATAATGATTTACCTAAAAATCATAATGGGCAAGCCGATGTAGTTATTAGCCTTTTAGAAGCAAACCTTATTAGATTGAAGAACAGTTAAAAAGGTACTTCCAATAGTCTCCCTTCCCGCGGGGCGGGGGCTTCGCGGAAAACGCCAAATTTTTGTATTTTATTCCAACATCATCACTACTTAATTAACTTATTGATTTTTAAATATATAAATAATAAACGCTGATGGTTATGAACGTTTTTTGTTCATCATCAGATTGATAGCACATGATTTTCCACAGGAAAATTTCCTTAATATCCATAAGAATGTGATGTAGTAACTTGTATTAATTATATTCTGCACGTATATCATAATTCATTACTTACAAATGGAATTCTCATAATGAAACTTGAAAATAAATTAATGTTACGTGTTTTTGGTGCAAGTAAGCGTGGTAAAACACAAACACTAATTCAATTGATTAGAAAATTAAAATCAGATAAAAGCTATACTGTTCGTTTAGAACCAAAAGAAAACCCTTTAGCTAAAAATGATGAAATAGCTATTTTTGAGAAAGAGGGTTTAAAAATAGGGATATCTACAGGTGGTGATAACGAAAAAATTATAAGAAAAGCAGTGGAAGAGTTAATTGAAGAAAACTGTAATTTTATAATTTCTGCAACAAGAACTAGAGGTCAGACAAAAAAAGAACTTTATAAACTGGTCAATGAACATGAATATCAAAAACAGTGGTTCAAGAAAAATACAAATATAGATTATTGGTGTAATAAATGGCCTCATAAAGGTGAAGATTTTGACAAAAGAAAAGCCGAATATTTTAATAAATTAAACGAAACAGATGCTCAATTTCTTTTTGACTATATTGATTCCCTAACACAATAAAGTTAAATACCACTGTGAACACCCGTTTAACGCGGGTTTTTTATTCTCTATTTACACACAATGATGGATCAAAAACTTAAACAGCTAACACTTAATATTAGCCAGATAGCGACATTATCAGGGATACATCGACAGACCGTTTCATCACGCCTTAAAAATATCACACCTGTTAATACCAATAACTCAAACCTCAAACTTTATGCACTTAGCGATATTTTAGCCGAAACAATGAAAGCTCCTGCATCGATTAATAGCCAAGAAATGCAACCTCAAGATCGCAAAGCGTGGTATCAATCAGAACGAGAACGATTGAAATTCGAGCAAGAAATAGGTGAGTTATTACCTGCATCCGATGTTGCTCGTGAATATGCTGCTTTAGCGAAAGCAATGATACAGGTGTTGGAAACACTACCGGATATATTAGAGCGCGATTGTGCATTAACACCGTCGGCGGTTTTTCAAATACAAGCGGTGATTGATGATCTACGTGATCAAATAGCGATAAAAGTGCTAGCAGACGATGAGCTTAAGGAGGATTAAAAGGAGGGGAAAATGGTTAAACCAATATCTGCCTCTTTATTACGTAAAAATGTAGTTCAACTCATTAAAGCACCGAGGCGAATGCCGGTTGCGGATGCTGTGGCAAAATATATGCGCGTGCCTGTGGGAGCGGGTAACTCTGTTCCTTGGGACCCAGCAGTATCCCCTTACATTGTTGAACCTATGAATTGTTTATCGTCACGGCTCTATGATGCAGTGATATTTGTCGGACCTGCGAGAACAGGAAAGACGGTCGGGTTAATTGATGGGTGGGTGATTTACAATATTGTGTGCGACCCTTCTGATATGTTGCTGGTGCAAATGACGCAAGACAAAGCACAAGAGCACAGTAAAAAACGGCTTTCTCGCACCTTTCGTTGCAGTCCTGAAGTCAGCAAACAACTCAGCCCTCGTCGTAACGATAATAACGTGTTTGATAAATACTTTTTATCGGGCAGTTTTTTAAAAATGGGGTGGCCATCGATTAATGTGATGTCCTCATCTGATTTTAAGTGTGTGGCACTCACCGATTATGACCGTTTTCCAGAAGACATCGACGGTGAAGGAGATGGCTTTTCTTTAGCCTCAAAACGGACAACCACTTTTATGTCAGCGGGTATGACGCTGGTGGAAAGTTCTCCGGGGCGTGATATCACAGATACTAAATGGAGTCGCTTATCGCCTCATGAAGCTCCGCCCACAACGGGCATTCTATCGCTCTATAATCGGGGGGATCGCCGTCGCTGGTACTGGCAATGTCCTCACTGCCACGAATATTTTCAGCCTATTTATGATGCAGTAAAGGGGTATCGTGACAATCCTGATCCCGTAGAAGCCAGCGAATCGGCGTATGTGGAATGTCAGCACTGTTTAGGTCGTATCGAGCCCCATCAAAAACGGGATCTCAATAATAAAGGGGTGTGGTTGATTGAAGGGCAGTCCATTGATAAGCAAGGGAAGATCTCAGGCACAGGGCGTCGTTCGCGTATTGCCTCTTTTTGGATGGAAGGACCTGCTGCTGCTTATCAAACGTTGTCTCAGTTAGTTTATAAATTACTGACTGCAGAACAAGAATACGAATTAACCGGCAGTGAAGAAACCTTAAAAGCGGTCACGAATACAGACTGGGGTTTACCTTATTTACCGCGCACAGCACAAGAACAGCGCCGGAGTGATGAACTTATAAATCGTGTAGAAAACTGGGAAGAGTCAGTTGTGCCAGATGGCGTGCGATTCTTGGTTGCCACAGTTGACGTACAGGGCGGTAAAAAACGACGCTTTGTGGTTCAGGTGGTCGGTTACGGTGAAAAAGGCGAACGCTGGGTGATTGACCGCTTTGAAATAACCCAATCCCTACGTTATGACAACAACGGTGAATGCCGTCGAATTGATCCGGGCTCTTATCCTGAGGATTGGCAAGTATTAATCACGGATGTATTAGAGAAAACCTATCCATTGCAACATTACCCTCACCATGAAATGGAAATCATGATGTTGGGCGTGGACTCTGGTGGTGAAGAGGGTGTCACTGATAATGCTTATAAATTTTGGCGTCGCTGTCGAAAAGAGGGATTACACCGTAAAGTCTATCTCTTTAAGGGCGACGGGCATAAACGCAGTAAGTTAATTACTAAATCATTCCCTGATAACACCAGTCGTTCAGAACGGCGCGCCCAAGCGAAAGGGGATGTGCCTCTTTATTTACTACAAACGGATCAACTCAAAGACCGGATCAGTTCTGCGTTATCGCGCGATACCGTCGGACCTAATTATATTCATTTCCCTGATTGGCTGGATGAATCGTTCTATGACGAGTTGACGTATGAAGAGCGTGATGAAAAAGGGCATTGGGAAAAGCCGGGTCGAGGTGCTAATGAGGCATTTGACCTGATGGTTTACGCCCATGCCTTGGTGATATTAAAAGGGTACGAGAATATTAATTGGGAAAAACCGCCTAAATGGGCGAGATTGCCTGATGTAATGCTTTCCTCATCCCCGCCAATTGCCGATATCGCCACAGAGCCTGAAATAAAACCCTCACCCGAAACCCAAAAACAGGAAACGCCTGCCGTATCAGCATGGGCACCGGTATCAAACAGCGGAGGCTGGATATGACGAAAGAAGAAATTGAACACATGATTGAGCAATACCGTTTAGCGGAAGAGGCGGTATTAAAAGGCAAATCCATCACCTTTAATGGGCAAGCCATGACAATGGAAAATCTTAACGAGATCATCAAAGGTCGTGAGCGTTGGGAATCTCGTTTATCGGCGTTGATATCACGAAAACGAGGTAATCCAATGTATAAATTAGCGAGGTTTAGATGACATTATTAGACAGTGCCATTGGTTATTTCGCCCCAAACTGGCAAGCTTCGCGCCTCCGCTCTCGCTTACAAATTAAAGCCTATGAAGCCGTTTTACCCACTCGTACTCATCCCGCTAAACGTGAAAATCGTAATGGTAACCAACTGACTCAATTTGGTGGCACATCATTACGGGAGCAAGCGCGATGGCTAGATAACAATCATGATATCTCTATCGGCATTCTCGACAAGATGGAAGAACGCATTGTCGGGGCAAAGGGCATTATTGTTGAGCCTCAGCCCTTAGATGGCGCAGGGCAAATCTATGAGGATTTAGCGTCGCAAATTCGTCAAGCCTGGGCGGAATGGTCCGTGTTACCCGAAGTGACAGGGCAATTTAGTCGCCCTGTATTAGAACGTTTATTGGTGAGAACGTGGCTACGTGATGGTGAAGTCTTTGCTCAGCTCGTCAAAGGTAAAGCCAAGGGGTTAGATCCTCAAGCCAATATCTATTTTTGGCTCGAAGCCTTAGAGCCTGACTTTGTGCCTATTCACATGAATATGCCAGAAAGTAAGATTATCCAAGGCATTAAGTTCAATGAGTGGGGGCGACCCACAGGGTATCAGGTATATAAAAACCTCCCCCAATTCAGTGCCAATTTGGGGGATATCAAAACCATCGATGCTGAAAATATGTTGCACTTGAAGTTCACTCGTCGGCTTCATCAAGCGCGGGGTGTCAGTTTGTTTTCGGGGATCTTAATGCGCTTAAGTGCGTTAAAAGATTACGAAGATGCGGAATTGACCTCCGCACGTATTGCAGCTTCATTGGGGATGTACATCAAAAAAGGGGATGCCGGCTCTTTCCCTGAAGGTGAATACGACGAAGATGAGCAACGTAATATTGATATTCAGCCGGGCATGATTTACGACGGTTTAAAGCCGGGTGAAGAAGTGGGCATGATCAAATCAGACCGCCCCAACCCTAATCTACAAACCTTTCGCAATGGGCAATTACGTGCGGTTTCTGCGGGCAGTCGGGGTAGTTATTCCAGTATCGCCCGTGACTATAACGGCACATATAGCGCTCAACGACAAGAGCTGGTGGAGTCATTTGAAGGCTATAACATTTTTCAAGACACCTTTGTGGCGGGCATTAGCCGTCCGATGTATCGCAATTGGTTAAAAATGGCGATAGCCAGTGGTGTGGTCGCCGTGCCACCAGATGTTGACCCTAAATCCCTGTTTAATGCGGTTTACAGTGGACCTGTGATGCCGTGGATTGATCCGAAAAAAGAATCTGAGGCATGGAAAACTTTGTTACGTGGTGGTGCGTCAACAGAAAGTGACTGGATACGCGCCAAAGGGGGAAACCCTGCGGATGTGAAACGTCGTCGTAAAACCGAAATTGACGAAAATAAACGATTAGGACTGGTATTTGATACTGATCCTGCTAATGACAAAGGGGCACAAAATGCTAAACAACAAGAACCTGATAACGATGCCTAAAATGTCGGAGCCAGTAACTGAAAAAAACTGGTTTCGCATGCAAGCTAAAGAAGACCAAACTGCAGATATCTATATTTATGATGAAATTGGTGGGTGGGGAATTAGCGCAAGACGCTTTACGGAGGATTTACTCTCGCTGGGTAATCTCAGTCATATCAATCTGCATATTCACTCTCCCGGTGGTGAAGTATTTGATGGTATCGCCATTTATAACCAACTTAAAAACCATTCCGCAACAATCACGGTTTATATCGATGGATTAGCGGCTTCAATGGCATCAGTCATTGCGATGGTGGGTGATACGGTCATTATGCCGAAAAATGCCATGATGATGATCCACAAACCGTGGGGCGTTTCATGGGGGGATGCGAATGATATGCGTGAATATGCTGATTTGCTCGACAAGTTAGAAAACGTATTAATCCCTGCTTATGTGGCGAAAACAGGGAAAACAACCGAAGAAATTACCGCCATGTTAGAGCAGGAAACATGGCTTGATGGTGACGAGTGTGTTGAACACGGTTTCGCCGATAAAGTGATTGAGCCAGTAAAAGCAATGGCAAGTCTTACATCTAAACGAATTGAGGAATTTTCATCTATGCCAAGTGCAATTAAAAATCAAATTACCCCGAAAAATACCACTAGCCCTACACAGCCTCATCCAACTCCGGTACCGACACCAGAACAACAACCGAATGCAAATGATCAGGCGCGCTTAAATGGGATTAAAGATTTATTTGCCATGTTCGGTGGTCGTCACAATGATTTGATGATCACTTGTTTATCGGATGCGAGTTGTTCTGTTGAGAAAGCGCGTGAGCAATTACTTAACACGGTTGCACAACAACAAAATCCTGAACCATCAAATAAAGGTAATGCGCATATTTACGCTGGAAACGGCAATATCGTGGGTGACAGTGTGCGTGCCTCTGTGATGGCGCGTGCGGGTTATCAAGATTATGAAAAAGATAACGCCTTTAATAGCATGACACTGCGTGAGTTAGCACGCGCATCACTGACGGAGCGTGGCATCGGTGTGGCTACGTATAATCCGATGCAAATGATTGGAATGGCATTTACGCACAGCACGTCTGACTTCGGTAATATCCTGCTGGATGTCGCAAACAAAGCGATTTTACTGGGTTGGGAAGAAAACGAAGAAACCTTTGAAAAATGGACGAAAAAAGGGCAACTCAGCGACTTTAAAACCGCACACCGTGTGGGATTAGGGGCATTCCCTTCCTTACGTCAAGTGCGTGAAGGTGCCGAGTATAAATACGTTACGCTCGATGATAAAGGCGAAACCATTGCGCTAGCGACTTACGGTGAATTATTTAGTATTACCCGTCAAGCCATCATCAATGATGACATGAATATGCTGACGGATGTGCCAATGAAGTTCGGTCGTGCAGCGAAAGCCACTGTCGGTGATTTGGTGTATGCGGTGCTTATCAACAATGAAAAAATGAGCGATAAAAAAGCACTATTTAGTGCCGATCATAAAAACATGATCACCGGCGGGATGGATGTAGAAACCATCAGTGCAGGTCGCACCGCGATGCGTCAACAGAAAGAAGGTGAGCGTACACTCAATATTCGTCCTGCGTTTATGTTGGTACCGACCACACTGGAAACACAAGCTATTCAAGTGGTTAAATCAGGCAGTGTGAAAGGCGCGGATGTTAATTCCAATATTATTAACCCAGTGCGTGATTTAGCGGAAATTATTGCCGAACCTCGTTTAGATGATGCAAGCGAAAAAGATTGGTATATGGCCTCACGTCAAGGTAGCGACACCATTGAAGTGGCGTACTTAAATGGGATTGATGTACCGTATATTGATCAGCTTGAAGGCTTTACCTCTGATGGTGTCACTACGAAAGTGCGTATTGATGCGGGTGTAGCGCCAGTTGATTATCGCGGTCTACTGAAAGTGACGGGTAAGTAAGACGTCTTTTTTCTTCGTTTTATCCTGATGCCCTGATGGGCTTTTTTTATATCTAAAATCCGGGGCTTCGGCATCGGAAGGAGTTTTTATGGCTAAAAATTATGTACAAGCAGGAAACACCATCACCATACATAACACCACTCAACATATGATCAAAAGTGGTCAGCTAGTTTTTGTGGGGAAAGTTGCCACGGTTGCATTGACCGATATTGCAATAAAAAGTGTGGGGGATGGGATCACGGAAGGTGTCTTTTTACTTAACAAAAAAGTAGGGGTCACGCTAAAAGCAGGCACAGTAGCGTTGGTCAAAAATAATGAAGTTGTGGAGACAGAAGGCATGCCAGCAGGGATGGTATGGCAGGATGTTGAAGCTTCTGACAGCGCGATTGCAGTGAAATTAAATGTTGCTATGCCTAAACAAGAATAGAAGGAAAAAATGAGTGTATTTGAGTATTTGCGTTATCAAATGGATAGTCTTACTGCAAAACGTATTGGAAAAAGTATCAGAATAAATGGGATCGTTTATCAAGCCATTGATGCTTATTTTTTGGTTGAATTAGGCCCAATTCAGGGCGATAGCGTGAGTTATATCGTGTTTTCCCAAGATTATCATCCTCAACGTGGTGATGAGGTTGAAGTGGATAATCACTTTTATAAAGTGACTCGCTATCAACAATTTAATGGAAAACCGCATATATGGGTAACATAAGGAACAAATATGAAAGGACTCGATCAAGCAATAAAAAACCTGAACAGCATCAATGGTCAAATGGTTCCTAAAGCAACGTCACAAGCGATTAATCGTGTTGCAACGCGGGTGATCAGCCATAGTGTAAAGCGAGTAGCGAAAAAAACAGGTGTACCACAGCGATTAATTAGACAACGAGTCAAACTCAATAAAGCTAAAAATAATTACACAAAGCCTCGTGCAAGGATGGTGATAAACCGAGGCAACTTACCGGCTATTGCATTAGGTAAAGCTCGACTTCAACTGTCTCGAAAACAACGTTATCAAAAACATCAGGGGAGCGTTCTCAAAATTGGGAAATTTTCTTTTCCTAATGCCTTTATTCAGCAACTTAATAACGGGCGCTGGCATGTTCTTCAACGTGTTACAAAGGATCAATATCCCATTAATGTTGTAAAAATTCCTCTCGTTACACCTCTAACCCAAGCTTTTCAAGAAGAGACTCAACGATTAATGCATTCAGAAATGTCGAAAGAAATGGGGTATGCCTTGAAGCAACAATTGAGACTCTATATTAACGAGAGGACGAGATGAGTAAACATGCTCAAATACGACAGAAAGTGAAAGACGCAATAATACCTTATGTAACGGGGGCGACATTTTTTGATGGGCGTCCCTTTTTTATTGATGCACAAGAATTACCCGCCATTGCGATTTATTTAACAGATGCGATTTCGATTAGCGATACGCTTGATGCAGATAGTTGGCAAGCGATTATCCATATCACTCTTTTTCTTGAAGCGAAAAACCCAGATACCGAATTAGATCAATGGATAGAAACACTAATTTATCCTGCTTTGAATACGCTACCTTCGCTCACCTCTTTAATTGATGTTATGACACCTCATGGTTATGACTATCAGCGCGATGACGATGTTGGCTTATGGTGTTCTGCTGATCTTACCTACCACATACAGTATGTATTGTAAGGCGATTATGACGACAACCCCACTGACACCGATTAAAGGTATAGGTACCACATTATGGCTTTATCTTGGTGAAAATAACCCATTGGAAGCCCCTTTTTCAGATACAGATTGGATAAAAATAGCCAAAGTGAAAGAACTTCAACCTGGAGAAATGACTGCTGAAAGTCAAGACGACACTTATCTTGATGATGAGAATGCGAATTGGAAAATAACCACACAAGGTGAAAAATCAGCGGGGGAAGCGAGTATTACACTGGCATGGTTACCTAATGAATCAGGGCAAAAAGAGATCATTCGTTGGTTTGATAAAGGAAATGTTCGTTACTATCGCATTCGTTTTCCTAATGGTGCTGTCGATATTTACCAAGGCTGGGTAAGCGCATTAGGTAAAACCGTCACTGCTAAAGAAATGATCACTCGCACAATTAAAATTACTAACAACGGCCGTCCTACGTTAGCTGAAATTTTACCTAACCCACCTGTAATAATAAAAACAGTGACTCAACCTACTGAAGAATAGGAATAAATTATGTTTTTAAAACAAAAAACACTCAATTATGGTGAAAACAATATTGTGATACATGAATTATCAGCATTACAACGTGTTGAGTATTTCGATTTTCTTGTTGAACAATCAGAACATAAAGCGCCAGAGAAAAACAGTGATGACATTAAACGCACCGCTTTTTATTTACGTTTATCTGTAGAAGCAAATGCTTGGTTAGTATCTTGCTCATTACAACAACAAGGCTCCCAAGAGGTAAATGATGTTTACAAAGAGGTTATTAATACATGGCCTCCTAGCATGTTAGAAAGTGTGGCAAAAGAAGTATTATTACTGAGTGATATGTTACCTAGTCCCCCTTCATTAAAACCCTCTTCCCCAGAAGAAAATGGGGAACTCACATCTTATGAGTCATTGGAAAAGTAAGAACCCGCGAACATCAATTTATTTTACGTTTAGCTCATGAATTTAGGCGATTAGATTGGCATAAAATGCTGAGTGAAATGTCGTCTAGTGAACTTGCGGATTGGGGGCGTTATTTCGGTGAAGTACCGTTTACGCTCCCTTTTTATGATTGGGCGTTTGCGGGATTAAATTGCACCATAATGACGGCATTAACAGGAAAAGAGGATTGCTCATTAACCGATTTCACTTTATTAAATAAAGAAAATACTGATGAAATGAAAGCAGAAACAATGATGACAATTAGCGAAGGAATGGCCGGTGGAATAAGGTATGAGCCAACAAATAGCCGATCTCACGATTAATTTAAGTGCGGATACCGCAGAGTTTGGTCAGCAAATGGGGCGTGTTGAACGTCAACTGCAAGAAACCGCAGAAAAAGCCGAAGCCAGTCAACGACGCATGGCTCAACTGGTTGAACAACAAGCACAATCTGCTCGCAGTTCTGCAGAGAGTACTGCGCAATCTCTTCAAGAACTTAACAATCAACAAGAAATTTCTCAGCAACAACGAGCGGATTATTATCAGCGGATCGCACAGGAAGAAGCGCGTGCAGCTATTGAATCACGCAAACAAGCCGATGCTTTTTTAGAGCAAGCTCAAAGTGTTGGGCAAACGAGAAATGCACTCGAACAACTCACTGAGGTTTTAAATAAATCAACAAAGGCTTATGACAAGCTCAAAATTACAGGTGAGCAGTTTGCCGAAATTCAAAATGTCACTAAATCAAGAATAAAGGCGATACAAGATCAACAAGATGCGAATACTGAAAAATACTACAAACAAATCGAAGCCGTTAAAGGATTATCAGGTAGTGCATCAGCGTTAAGAGCGATTCAGGCACAGTTAAACCAAGAAGTGAAGAAAGGCACCATCCATCAGCGCGATTATCAGGTGCTTATTTCTGCCATTACTTCAGAGTCAATGAAGTTACGCCGAGAAGAAGAGTCTCTAACACAACAAAAAACACGGTTTATTCAGCGACTAAAAGAACAGGTTGCCACTCAAAATTTAAGTCGTGAACAGATGTTGCGTTATCAAGCTTCTCAACTTGGTGTCAGTTCTTCGGCAGAAATTTATATTCGTCGATTATCTGAATCGAACAAAGAAACTAAAGAGTTTGATAAAAACAGTAAGTCATTATCTGGTCGTCTTCAAGGTATTGCCAACTCCTTTAATATGGGCTCACTGGTTCGTGGTGGTATTTGGGGAGGAATTACTGCTGGTTTAACGGGCGTTGCAAAATTAGCTTATGATGCAGAAAGAGAGTTTTCCCAATTTAACAAGCAGTTGATATTAACGGGTAACTACGCAAATAAATCCGCGACTCAATTAAATGAAATGGCGCGAACTCTTGCTGGTGGCGGTATTACGCGTGGTGAAATGGCATCATCCATTTCGAGTGTTGTTGGTACAGGCGTATTTTCAAATAATGAGATTTCCCGTGTTTCAAAAGCGGCCGCACAGATGAATTACATCACAGGGCAGACGATTGATACCACGATTGATCAGTTTAAACGCTTACAAGATGAACCGCTTCAAATGTCGCTTGAATTAGAAAAAGCGAATCACCATCTCACAGCATCCCAATTAGAGCAAATCAGAACGCTCGAATTGCAAGGTAATAAAACCGAAGCAGCACGATTGGCAATTGATGCTTATGCGCAATCTATCAATGATGGTGCTAATGATATTGTTGAAAATCTTGGATACTTAGAGTCAGCATGGCTAGGGATAAAAAATACAGCGAAAAAAGGCTGGGATGCCATGCTCAATATTGGGCGTACAGAGACATTAAATGATCAAATTAGAGAGCAAGAGTCATTATTAAAGAGCCTCAGTAATATTGTGATCACTCCGCAATATCGTCTTGATGAAATCAAAGCAAAAATCGCCACTTTAAAAGAGCAAGTGAGCGATATTGATCTTAAAAATGCACAAAAACAAGCAGAAGTGGTGGCAAATCAATTAGAAGTGAACCAAATCAGGTTACAAGAAAAATGGCGAAGTTTTTATAGTTGGGAAACACAACGGCTAAAAAAATTAGCTGAATTAGAAAAAGAGAAACATGCCTTAACCAAAGAGCAGTATGAAGAAGCTAAAGCGATGATCAATTACCGATTAAGAGATCGTCAAATACCAGGAAGAGGACGAGAAAATGGAAATCGCATCTCTGCCGGGAGGCGCGAAGAAGAGAACGCTTCGCGTGACTTATTCGCATTACAAGCCCAACTTGATGTACTCAGAGAACATTACAATACGCATCAACAAATTAGCCAACAACGTAAAGACTTACAAAAACAACAAGCGCAATTTACCCTCTTAGAACAAGCCTCTCAGTCTCGGCAATTAACGGTAACTGAAAAATCGTTATTAGCTCACAAAGATAATATCCTCTCACAAAAAGAAAAATTAGCATTAATTGGTGATGAAATAGCATTACAGCAACGCTTAAACAAGATTCAAGCGCAAGCTGAAAAATATTTCACGCAACAAATTAAAAAACGTCAAGCAATAGAGGCAAATGCAGGACTTTCTCGCCAAGAAATTCAACGAAATAATCAGCGAGAACAATTATTAATAGACAATAAAGATAATCCTCAATTATCCATGATGCTCGCAGAGCAACAAAAAACATTTGAAGCGGAGGACAATCAACGAAACAACTGGTTAGCAGGAGCAAAAAGTGCGTGGGCTGATTATCGTGAGACAGCCTTAGATGTTAACACGCAAGTAAAAAATGCCACATCAATGGCATTAGACGGATTTAGTAGCCAGTTAACTGATGTATTAGTAGAAAGAGAAGCCGATTTTAAAGCATTCACTAAATCGATATTTAAAATGATCACAAATATCTTAGTTAAAATGGCTTTAATCAAAGGTCTAGAAGCCTTTGGCTTTGGTGGTTTTAGTGCGCCAGTCGCTAATGCTAAAGGGGGGGTTTATTCCTCATCAAGTCTTAGTCGTTATAGTGGGCACATCGTCAATCGCCCTACATTATTTGCCTTTGCTAAAGGCGCAGGAGTGATGGGGGAAGCTGGGCCTGAAGGTATTTTTCCTCTTCGCCGAGGGATTGATGGCAAATTAGGTGTTGTTGCTAAAATACCGAATCAAGGTGCAGGATTCACTCAAATCAATAATGTCACTATTCAAAATGAAAGCAGTCATGGGCAAATTAGCCCTCATGTGCTGAAAAAAATCTATGAGATAAGCAAGCGGGGAGCACAAGATTATATTTTAAGTCAGCGTCGTGATGGTGGTGGAATGTAGGAGATATATGGACGTTTTTAAATGGAAAGTGAAGCCTGATATGACCAAAGTATCTGAACCTAGAGTAAAATCGGTAAAACTGGGGGAGAGTTATGAACAACGACGACCTGACGGGTTAAATTCTAATACAGTCAAATATCATGTCACATTTCTATCGACACATGCTGAATCACAAGAAATCGATCGTTTTTTAGCAAAACATCAAGGTGTTAAAGCCTTTCTTTGGCAACCTCCATACCAAGCTGACTTTATCAAGGTGATTTGCCGTAAATGGTCAGAACAAGTCAAACTAATGCGCAGTGAAATTGAAGCTGAATTTGAACAAGTGGTAAATTAATAAAATTAATTATTACTGTGTAATCAGTCTGAAAATAAAGAATAGAAGAGGAAAATGATTTTTTTATTAACTATAAATTATTAAAGTACCATCAATTAAAAATTAGCGAGGAGAATGCATATTAAATTTAAATTAATAGGTGAGAAATATTCTCCGACTATATATGGTGAATATTTTATTATTTATAATAATGATATAGAGGTGTCAATTGTTTGTATACCTTCTCTGACTATATCTAATGATGGTAATGTTTTTAATTCCATAATAAAAGAGAGTTGTATTTATGACGAATGTGGAAATGAATACGATATCGATATTGTTTTATCAATTAATAAAATTATTTGGCGGTTAGTCATAGAAACTACAGATAATATTTTAAGAGATAAGATAAAAGTAGAGTATCAACCAACATATTTTTAATCATTATTTAAATAACAGGGAAGGGTAAACTTTGAATTATTTAAGTGATAAATATACCCAAATGGGCTATATGGGTATTATAGTATTTGTTGTTATATTATTTGGAATTATTGCATGCGTTATTTTCTTACGAAAGAAAAGAAGTGTATGGGTAATGAGACTTGCCAGTATGACTCACTCTGCTTATGGGCATTTATTACTAGCAGCTATTGGAATATTCTGGGCATCTAGTGTATCTGTTTTTGGTACACAATTACAAAAACAGTGGTTTGATGGTGAAGTGTGGGGATTTGAAAGTCTCTTTTTTGCCATTCCCGTGACTTGTGCTTTGGTATTGAGCGTATTGCATTATATCTATAGTCAGCATAAAGAACAAACAAACCAAACTCGTGCTTCGTATAATGCTGTTAATGAAAATGGAACACAGTGTATTAATATGCTAAGTGTTATTAATTCCTGTGTACAGGATTTAAGAAAAATAATGCAAGCAGAAACGCATCAAGTGGGTTCTATTTTAGGAAATGAAGATCTGGTTAATAGTTATAATGACACTTTAGACAGTGCTATAGATACCGTGCAGGAATCAATATTAAAAGTGACTCATCGTTTTTTAGAAGGAAATGATGATGTTACGATAAAAAGTAATCTTTTTTCTTTAGTTCCAACATCATCATTATTAAATACATTTCAAAGTGAGGATGTTTATAAACAAGAAAATCATTCTATTTTTAGTAAGAATGCCGTTGTATCTTCACCTTTTTTTTTGTTTTCATCGAATCTTCAATCTCGCTTAGAACATTGCGATCATGTTTTAATATGTGAACAACAATTTACCTGTGAACTTAATAAAAAATACCAATTTTCAAACTGTTATAAAAATGGAAAGAACAGTAATTCATATCCAATTTGCATGCCATTCTCTACCATTGAAGAGGTTGGAAAGATAAAGCATCCCAATTTATTTGGTGCACCGGAAGCCGTGATTACTGCACGTGAAGTTTATATAAAGAACATACAAGAGTGCGTTGATACTTACCTTAATCGATTAAAAAAATCTCCCACATATCGAGAGCATCTTACAGGAGTATATGAACAAGATATTCGTAAGTATTATGAAAAAGATAAAGATAGAACTAAATCAATACTGTCAGTACCAATTGGAAAATTAGATATTGATTGTAATACATTAGAAATACCTATCGTATTTGAAGAGATAGCTGGAGTTATAAATATTTATGTCGATAGAGTTAATTTCTTAGAAAATGAAATTAAGTCAGAAGTATATTATTCAACAATAAAACCATTGTGCCACAATCTATCAGTATTAATGTCATTGAAAATACTGTACTCTAAATTACTAAATAGCTACAATTTGAATGATAATGAAAAAGAAGATAACTATCTAACAGATCTAAAATCCGAGGTGTAAGATGAACAGAACCGAATTATGGGCATATACAGGACTTTCCTATAAAAAACTCCTCAGCTCAGATACATTATATGCTGAAGTCGCTATAGATTTAAATGGTAGATGGTTGAAAAGTAAAGACTCAGGAAAACTTATATATTTAAAAAACGAAGATAAAAAAGAAAGTGAAAATATTATACAAGCAAGAAAATTTAGTGTATTACAATCAGTCGATAGACGAAGAATAAAATAATCACAATCCTAATTATTCAATTAAAATATAATCAAAATATTAATACTTTAATCTAAATTTATTTATTTTCTTATATGAAAGATATTAATTCATAATTTATTTAAATATGAATATTATCTTCATCATACCTAAACTATTATTCATAATATAAAAAAGTATTGTGATACTGACCCGCTTCGGCGGGTTTTTTATTGGATCTAATATGCAACATATTCCTCCTGAAATGCGAATTAGTGTTACCGAACTCTCCTCTTCGGATGCTTTACTTGAACTTTACGAATTTGATTTAACTAAAATAGGCGGTATTCGGTACCGCTTTTTTGATGGACTCAATCAGCGTAAAGAACCGTTAATCTGGCAAGGAAACACCTATGAGCCTTACCCCGTGAAAGGCGAAGGATTTACCTTTAATGGCAAAGGCCCCTCAGGGCGTCCCACTATTACATTGTCGAATTTATTCGGGCTGATTACAGGGATTGCCAGTCAGTTAGATAGTGCAATCGGTGGGCTGGTGGTACGTCGCATTGTCAGCACCCAATTTTTGGATGCGGTCAATTTTCCTCAAGGCAATCCTAATGCTGACCCATCACAAGAAATTGTGACACGCTGGATCATTGAGCAGATGACCAGTTTAAATTCAGTGACTGCCACTTTTATGTTGGCGACACCCAGTGAAACCGATGGATTAATGCTTCCTGGTCGCGTGATTTTGTCAGATATCTGCCCTTGGGGATATCGCTCTGAAGAGTGCGGGTATAAAGGGCCTCCTGTTGCCGATGAATGGGGAAAGCCAACCACCGATCCGTTAAAAGACAAATGCGGTAAGCGCCTTGGTGACTGCAAGTTACGAAAAAACGAATCCCGCATAGGGGCATTTGTTTCCACGTCCCGCATTGGTAATAGTTAATTCCCTCCTAAGGTGTTTCTTATGATTGAACAAGCAATTTTGGCGCAGGTAAAAGAGCAAGCGCCCTTAGAGGCATGTGGCTTATTGATAAGTACCGCGCAGGGTGAACAGTATTTACCTTGCGTTAATCAGCATGCTGATCCGAAAAACCACTTCACGATTTCTTTTGATGATTTTATTCGCGCCGAACAGCAGGGCGAGGTGATCGCGGTTGTACATAGTCACCCTGATGGTCAGCCTTATCTCAGCTCCTTAGATCGACAACTGCAGGTGAACAGTGCGTTGCCGTGGTGAGTGGTCTGTGATGAAAAAATTCACTGCTATCAACCGGTACCTCATCTCTTAGGTCGCCAATTTATTCATGGCTCAACAGATTGTTATGGGTTGTTTCGTGATGCTTACCATTTAGCGGGACATGATCTGCCTGATTTTGAGCGTCACGATAATTGGTGGCGCCAAGGCAAAGAATTGTATCTCGATAACATGGTGAGCAGTGGCTTTCGGCAGGTAAAAAGAGAAGCCCAACCCGGCGATATTATTTTGTGTTGTTATGCCAGCTCTCGCGCCAACCACGCGGGGATCTATTTAGGCAATCAAACAATTTTGCACCACATTCCAAACCAACTTAGCAAACGCGAGGAGTATAACGAACGATGGCAACGAATGACGCACTCAATCTGGCGTTACCGCGATTGGCAACCTTCCGACTTTACGGGAATTTGCAACGATTTGGACGTCGCTTTGATTTAAATGTGAATACTGCCTCTGAAGGGCTTCACGCGCTTTTTATTCAAATCCCCGCATTACGCCTCGCCATTCGTGAGGGTTGGTATCAAGTCCGTATTGCGGGTACCGATATTTCCCCGCAAGAAGTTCACCAAAAATTCAATGAAACCTTACCTGATAACGCGGTCGTCCATATTGTGCCTAAATTATCAGGGGCTAAAAACGTCGGTGTTTTTCAGTTTGTTGCGGGTGCTGCCTTATTTTCATTGGGATGGTGGGGACCAGCGTGGATCTCCGCAACCGTTGCCACATCTTTGATGGCGGGTGGTGCAGCCATGATGATTGGTGGTGTCGCTCAAATGCTGATCCCCGCGCCTAAACCCCCTAATTTATCTCGTGGCGATGAGGAAAAAGGCAATACCTATTTTAGTAATCTTGATAACGCGGTTGCTCAAGGGATGCCGGTGCCCATTGCGTATGGCGAAATTATGTGTGGTTCACGCGTCATTTCACAATCCGTTGAAATTATGGATGACAGTGATGGCGAAGATATCGATGCCGGCAAACACGGTGGTTAAGAGGAGCTTGTATTATGGGTAAACCAGGTGGCGGTCAAAGAACACCGTATGAGGCACCAAACGATTTAACATCACGACAAAAAGCCTCATTAATTGATTTAATCAGTGAGGGACCGATTGAAGGTCCTATTCATATTCAAGGCTCGATGGATGATTTAGGGTGTATTTATTTGGATGATACACCTGTGATAGACGGCTCTGGCAATAGCACCATTAATGGAATGTATGCACAATGGCGGGCAGGGACATTAGAGCAACCAGCAATGAGTGGCTTTACCGCGTCTGCGAATGAAGTGCCGGTGGGTATCGAAGTAAAATATAATTCCCCCGTCACTCGTACTATTACCTCACCCAATATTGACCGTTTACGTCTAACCTTTGGTACACAAGCTCTGGTTGAAACCAAAGATAATGGTGATCGCGTACCGACTTCTGTTCAATTACAAATCCAAATTCAGCGCAATGGAGCATGGATAACAGAGAAAAACGTCACGATTAATGGCAAACGCTCTAACTCACCTTACTTAATGGCCGTTGTGTTGGATAATTTACCCCCCGTGCCATTCAGTGTGCGCATGATCCGTATCACTCAAGACAGCACGTCTGACAAAATTCAAAATAATACCATTTGGTCAAGTTATTCTGAATTAGTCGATATTTCACAAACCTATCCGGGTTCTGCCGTTGCGGGATTGATGTTTGATAGTGAGCAGTTTGGCAATAAATTTCCACGCCGTAATTACCTTATCAAAGGCCGTATTATTCAGGTTCCGAGCAATTACGATCCGGATAAACGGATTTATTCAAGTATTTGGGATGGTACTTTTAAACCAGCATTTACCAACAACCCCGCGTGGATATTATGGGATTTATTAACCCATCCGCGTTATGGCATGGGGAAACGTCTCAATATCAGTGAAGTCGATAAATTCGCCCTGTATGCAATCGGTCGTTATTGTGATGAACAGGTTGATGATGGGTTCGGTGGAAAAGAACCCCGTATGACGTGTAATGCTTACATTACGGATATGCGCAAAGCCTATGATGTCATGGGTGATATGTGTGCCATGATGCGCATTATGCCTGTCTGGAATGGGCGAACATTAACCTTTATTCAAGATAGACCGTCTGATGTGGTGTGGCCCTATACCAACGCCAATGTGATTGAGGGTAACTTTCAGTATAGTTTTAGTGCATTAAAATCGCGTCATACTGCTGTCGAGGTTCGTTTTATTGATCCCGATAATGGCTGGAAAACCAGTGTTGAGCTGGTTGAAGATGATGACAGTATTGCCCGTTTTTGGCGTAATGTGATGCGCGTCGATGCCTTTGGTTGCACTAGCAGAGGGCAGGCTCATCGTCACGGTCTGTGGTTATTAACCACGGAAAAATTAGAGACACAGACAGTTGAGTTTACTGTCGGCAGTGAAGGCTTGCGTCATATGCCGGGTGATATTATTGAAATTGCTGATAATTATTATGCCGATAATCAAATCGGTGGACGCATAACACACATTGATTATACCTCTCAAACATTAACCTTAGATCGTAATATCGACACACCCAAAAGCGGTAAATCAAGCGTCACACTCATCAATGCACAAGGTGATCCACAATCTTATGAAGTAGTGAGCTATCCCGCATCTAATCAAATAAAGATGGATACTTTACCGCTAGGATTACGCGAGGGAGGAATTTGGACGTTGACACTCCCGTCTTTACGTCGCCGACTATTTCGTGCCATCAGTTTAGCTGATAATGGTAATGGCAGTTTTACGGTTATAGCCGTACAGCACATACCCGAAAAAGAGGCGATTGTCGATAAAGGTGCTAAATTTGAACCAAAGCCCGATACGCCACTGGGTGGATTTATTCCACCGGTTGAAAACCTTTCTGTGGATATCGAATCGGATGCGAGTGCGTGGCAAGTAGAAGCCAGCTGGAACACGCCTTATTCCAGTCGAGGGGTAGACTTTTTATTAAAACTCACTACAAGTGATCGTATTGTCGGCACCGCCTCAACCACGGATACGATGTATCGTTTTGGTGGTTTGCCTCAAGGAAATTACGTTTTATCCGTCGTGCCTCAAAATGATCGGAAACAAAAAGGCGAGGTGGCCACAACCTCATTCGCGATTAATCCACCATTACCACCGAGTTATATTGAAGTGGAGTCAGGTTATTTTAGCTTGGGTATTATTCCGCGTTCTGGTGGTCAAAACAGCCTACGCGCACAGTATGAGTTTTGGTTTTCAGAAAAACAGATCACGGATATTCGCGAAGTGGAAAGTCGCGCTGAATATTTAGGTGTCAGTACGATGTGGGTTATTCAAGGGTGCAACCTAAAGGCAGGGCATACCTATTATATTTATGTTCGCAGTATAAACGCAGTAGGGCGTTCAGAATTTGTGGAAGGAATAGGGCAACCAGAAAGCCACACCAGAGAGATATTAGATACCTTAGATAAAGAATTACAAGAAACCCAAGCATGGAAAACATTGAGTGAAACTGTCGATTGGAATGAAAACACGGTTAAAAGACTACGTTACAATGAATACCGCTTATCTCGCAAGTTTGAAAAATACAGTGAACAGATTGAAATAGATATTAAAGATATCCGAACTCAAATAGAAAATACGGAAGCGGATATTATTATCCAAAAAGAAGCCATTTCCTCAATAACACAAGCCCAATCAACTTATCAACAACAGGTTCAAGCCAAGTTTAATCAGCAGTCAGGTATTGTTAGTCGAAAGATGAATGCGCAATTTACACAAACAGGCGGATATGCGAGGCATTCAATGAACATTACCATTATCCAAGATAATATTAAATATAATGCTGGTGGCCTTGTGGTGAGTGCTGAAATTAAAAATAAGAAGATTACCTCCTATATTGGATTTAATGCCAATAACTTTGCCTTTTATAATCCTAAAAATAATCGAATGGAACTGTTTATGTCAGCAAAAAATGGACAGTTTTTTATTCGAGATGCATTAATTGATAAAGCTATGATCAGAAATTTAGTCTTATCAGAAGCCATTACTTCCGATAATTATTATCCCGACGAGTCAGGTTTTATTATTGACGTAAAAAATAATAAATTAGAATTTTATGGCGGTAATGGTGGTACATCCCTCACAGAACAAAATTTATATGTCAAAGATGAGTTTGGAAATAACGTTGTTATTATTGGTGATATCAGCAATGAAGAGTAAATATGGTGTACTGGTTAGGTCTACATTATATGATATGGATTTATTAAATACCTCAGACAGAGTAGGAAGAATAGTTGGATATCATGATATCACACCTATCCCACTACATACTCAAAAAGAGTATATTTTTGATCATCAAGATTTAAATAAATATGGCAAGGTTTTCGCTTGGTTTGGTTCGGCATTTTTGATGGGATTGGCAGGTGATATTAAATTAGAGATAAATAATGGGATTATTAAACTTGAATTAAAAAATATGTATACCAATGGAGTTGATGGTGAATATGAAGATATTATAAAACTCTACTATGGTGTTTATTAATGAAAAGTAAATATGGAATAATCATCCGCGGTGAAAATAGGCAAGTTCAGATCGATAGCCATAACCAAGTGATGTGCTGTCTTGGTAAAAGAACTATAAGAATGTCTGGCGGGATAACATCAAATAATGAAGGATATAGCCAAGAGTTTAAAACACCGCCTCATCCCAATACAAAATTATTAGCCATATCACCTAAACATGCATTTATTCGGATCACCTCAAGAATTTTAAATAACGAAATGAAAGCGGTTTATATATCACAGCCTTGCTATGATTCACAGGGCGTTGTTGATATTTATGAGTTTGGTGATCAGCCCAATAATATTTTTAATGAAAAATATGGATTGGTTGTAAAAAACAGCAAAACAAAAAAGACCGTTTATAATTCAAACTGGGGAATATTGAAAATAGTTGATTATTTTATTATTCCACAAAAAGAAAATATGGATTATCCGTTACCGAACATAAAGGATTTAGCCTTTGTTTTTGGTGGTGGTATGGCTGGAATTCAGGAAGATGGTTTTGAAGGTGCTTTGATGGAAACTTTTATTCGAAGAGAAGGAAATGTGCTCCAAATTCGATATAAAGAAAGCATTAAATGGGCAACAAACGTTGCAGGAGAAGAGATATCCAGATTTCCTGCAACCTGTTTGGTGGTCGATGTGGGGAATATCAATAGGGTTTTTGTGACTAATAATAATTCATTTAAGGGTAAAATATTATTATACTATTAGTTTGGAAATGTTATTGTACCATATTAATGGTATCTATGAGAATGTACTAATGAAAAGTGGTAGCACTATATCTTCAGTATTCAAAACATCAAGAGATTTACCTGAGAATTATGTTACGAGAGAACATACTGATGATAAATTTATTGAAGCTCTAGCTCAAGAAACTCATGTTGTTGTCTATGGTAGTTCTAAACAAGGAAAGACATCCTTAAGAAAAAAAAATTTATCTTCACATGAATATATAGAGATAACGTGTTCTAATAATTGGTCTCTAGAGCATTTACATATAGCTATATTAAAGCAAGTTGGTTTTGAAGTTTCAATGTCTACTAGTAAAACAATGAAGGGAACGGCTAAAGTTAAGCTTGGAATAAATATACCTTTTATTGGTAATGGTGCAATTGAAATTACCGGTGATGCAGCTAAAACAATTAATAAAAAAAATTTAGAGTTAGATCCTGAAGATGTAAATGATATTATAAGTTCTTTAGAGGAAGTTGCATTTAATAGAATTATTGTTATAGAGGATTTTCATTACTTACCAGAGAAAACACAGATTGATTTTTCTGTTGCATTGAAGGCATTCCACGAATCATCAAAACTGTGTTTTATAATTGTGGGAGTATGGCTTGATGAAGATAAATTGACCACTTTTAATGGAGATTTAGCGGGAAGAATTATTTCAATTAATGCAGATATCTGGAAACCAGAAGATTTTAAAATATTATTTGATAATAGTGAGAAAATTTTAAATATAAAATTTTCAGATGATTTCAAAGAGAAAGTAATACAATTATGTAAAGGTAGTGTTTTTTTGGCTCAACAGTTATGTTACCGAGCATGTGAATTAGCTAATATAAATTCTAATCAGCAAGAGGTTGTAGTTGTTGGGAAAAATTTTAGTGTTGAAGATAGTATAGAAAGTATTATAAATGAACAATACTCTAGGTATTTTAAATTTTTAACTGATTTTAGTAGTGGTTTTGATCAAACATCACTAGAGTTATATAAATGGATCTTATTTGTATTAATAACAGCTGAAGAAAAGTATTTAGAGATAGGTGTACCAGAAGCAGCTGCTCGTAGAATGATACAGAAAGTACATCCTAAAAGTGCAAATGTTTCATCTAAAAAACTAAATCAAGCACTGAGAAAGTCAGTTGATTTACAAGCGAAAATAGCAATAAAGCCTATAGTATTCGAGTTTGATGCTAGTTCTTCAAGAATAAAAATCGTTGATAAACCATTTATTTTATGGCGTTCCTACCAAAAACGTGCTGATTTATATGATTATGCTGATTTAAGTGATGATTTAATTGTAAGTTAATTCTCTTGCGTTATGATTAACAGCACTATTTATCTTATAATTTTATAGAACCGTTACTGTTTATATTGAATTTATTCCACGTTTATAGCAGAAGTATAACACTTCAGTGAAATTAATTTTTTCTCAAAAAAACGGAGCTTTTAAAACCTCTGGTTATTAGCTTCAGAGTGATTACTCGTTGAGTGAAATTGAGACGTGGAATTCTGAATTGTATTAAGTGATTAAATTGCTCAGATACAAAGGATGAGCTATAGCTTATGGTTTCAGACCTGCCATGTTGACAATTTTACATAAACAAAGGTTTTATAGCGCATAGATTGAAATATAGTTAGCGTAAGTTGATAAAAATAGTATTCGTGGTATTTATAATTATGCACTGTATCTAAAAATGCGACGAGTAACGATGCAATGGTACTCGAACGATCTTATAAAATTGAAAGGATGAAATCATGGGTGAGTTCTCAAAATTAGTTGGTGATATTGGCGAAAATATTGTGACTAATTTCTTAGATTTGTTTGGCTGGGAAAACCACGTAACGAATAAATATGTCAAATGTCATACTCAAAGGCATAAAAAAAAGACGCATGGAATTGATGCACTTTTCGCTTACCATTCCCCTTTAGAGAGTAAAACTATTGAAAACGTTATAATCTCATCGAAATACTCATCTAATCCTTATTCGAATGTGTCATCTACATTTAGGGCGCACTTTGAAGATATTGCACTAGCGATAGAGTGCTATAATAAATCAAATCTTAAAAAAGAAATTAATGAACGTCTCAGTACTAATGGTTCATATCGGAAGGTTGAAACAGGGATTTTATTTTACATTAATAATGATAAAAATCCTGAAAAGAAAAGTATTATAAATCAAATCAAAAATACACAAAACAATAGCAATTTAAAATTTAGAACAATTCATGTCATTGATAATAAAAGAGCTGAATTTTTATTTGATAGTATCACATTCATTAGAAATAAATACGGAGAAGACAAGGTCAATTTTTTCTACCCTCCTACATCCTTGAATCTAACAATGGTACAGAAAAAATATTTTGGAAAAACTCTCCCCGTAGAATATATATCATCGCCAATAATCCCATTTGTTATTGAACAAGATAATAATGAACAACCAATAATATGCATGGTATGCTCTGATGATTATTCAAGTGGTTTATTAGAGGGGTTAATAAACTGCATCAGATATTTAGTCGCCGACATTTCAAAAAATCTAATGTTTGTTTTTAAAAATTATAATCAACTCAATAGCAAAGAATCATTAGATGCCATCAGGCTGGCAACTGATAAAGATATCAATATAGAAATTGCATCTTATAGTAGTGATTTTAGGGGATAATAAATGGATAATATTATATTACCAAGCGGAGATAATTTAAAGACTCTTCTCTCTCAGAGTAAAATTACAAAATCTGATGTTAAATCAATATTACGGAATAGGGGAGTGTTTTGTTCAAGCGATGAAAAGAATAATACTGTTCCTTTGCTTATGAAGTCATTGATTTCACCAACAGAGTTTAATGAGTTAATAGAAAAAGTAAAAACTAAAGAACATAGCTCTAAAATAAGCATGCGAACTTTAGAATGGGATTCTGAAGATACATTAATTGATGCAATTGGTGGGGATATAGATCTAACTGGTTTAATCGATGACCCATTCAGCAATTATGAACTGTCTTTTATTTCTGACTTTTATGCTAAAGATGATCAAGAAAATCTAGTTGCTCTAGATTTTGAAGTTAAACGAACTGATCTAATGAGTGGATGGAATGAAACAGAACAATTTTTCTTAGGTCGAGTTGAGCTCGAAAAAAAAAATGGGCAACATGATAAAGTTGAAGTAAATATATCAATCAGCCATACATCTAATGAGACAAAATTTGTTGCGGATAAAATTCTTAAAAAATTAAATTCTCATTTTAAAGACAATGGTCACATTAAGAGGAATGCTGAAATATTAAAAATACAATTCAACCATTTTAATAATGAAGAACGCATAGCTTTCCTCAAAAATATTTCCGAAAATCATATTCAAAATGAATTCTATTTTAAGAAAATTATCGATGTAGATTTTCACCCAGACGAAGATGCGACCTTCCCTCCAGATATGAAGTGGTTAGAAAAAAATATAGAAGAGTTCAAACTAAAAGGTACTCTTGGTGATTCTATATTCTTCAAAAAAAGGAGTATTCACCCGAGCCTAAAAATAGCAAAATTGGTCGCTAACTATACAATGCAGGATATAGATTATGATGCTGAATGTAAAATATCATATGAATTCCCTGATTACGCCTCTAAAAAAAATGAAGCAGCCGAATTAGTGATAGATTTCAAATCTTTTAATGGTAAAGGTGTATCTAATTCAAAAATTAACACTATAAAATCAGCAATTATGAAAACGCTAGAAAGCGTAAAAATAACCGCTTACGAACATCATCGTAATAAAGATAAGTAATATATAATAACGCCGTATATATACGGCGTTATTATATCATCTGTCAGCATACTATCTATACCTTCATCTCCTGCACTCAAAACCTTCATAAGTCGTGTAAAACAGAAGTATAGAGATTAATGGCTACCGGAGTGTTATTAGCCTGAAAATATTTAGATTAAAAGAAATGGACATAACCATGTTGAATGGCAATGAAAGGCTTTGCAAGTACGATAACGTGTAATCGTGGGTGTCGAACAATGTGGTAGTTACTGAAAAAGTCCAGTATTTCATGCTAACCGCCAGTCCGTTTCCTGATGAAAAGCACAAATTAGCAACCTCTTATATTAGGAACTTACAATATTAAGAATACAGAAAATGTTTATGGTAGACGATCAGAAGCAACGAAACCCCTGTACAGGACTTTTATAAAGATTTTTTCCAACCCCCAATTGATGACTTGGCAAACTATGACTCAGGGGACTCACAAGAGGCTACCGATGCTATAAAGCAAGCAATGAAACAAGTGTTTTCCTCTTTTAGCGATCCTAAAATAATGCAGTATGTAAATCTTATGAATGTGCCAGACAAGGTAGATGAAGTTAGTGACTTAATATTAATCATTATGAAAAACACTACTAGTTATCCATTCATTTTTAGCGATTCTCCAGTATCGTTTACCAATATCGCCCTGAGCGACTATAAATGCAGCAAACTGGGTAATATTAACTTAGTGTTGATGATATTTTTTTACTAAGCCCATCACTGTTAGCCTTCCTGTACGATCCTGAGACGTATGAAATTATTGGAGACTCAGCAAGCATCGTCATTGATATCAACAATGAAGAAGACATACATCAAATTAATAAGTTACAAATGCATGAGTCTTATACTCAATATATTTCGGCAGTCACATACATGAAAATTATTTGACTGCATTATGGGAGGGGGAGACAAATAGGCTGAGACGAGAGATGAAATCAGTCACTCCAGTTCCTGAAATTACTTTAAATAGGGAGATTACAGGTCGAATTATCCACGCTATTTCCGACGCTGAGCCAAGTTTCTATCCTAGCCTAAGCTTCATCGAATTAAAAGATTTGTCTGACTCTCGCATTCCTTATCGCTCTTCTTTTATCCAACCACAGCAGTCTAAAATAGATGAGCCGAATTTCAATCACTTGATAGACCGATTTTCCTCTCAGGATGAGCCTGTTGAATAAATCTCTTGCGGTGCTAATTTTGTAGGGATTATAGACTTCTTCTTTCTGACAGTGGTTATATTGCTCGTTAATTCACGTTTAGTTACTCGGGTAAATCATTGAAAATTTTATTAAAGTATCAAATGCATAGCACTACGCTCCGCAAAAATTTGGAGCGTAGTGGAAAATTTATCTGACAGCTACGTTTTGTTATACATGCCAATCGTGAAAAGCATGGTTTTCAGATGACTTAGTATTTGTAAAATTGAATGGGATAAAAATGATTTTTGTACCGTAGTCAATGACTAATTTCCATTTGGTTAATGGCACTTCTAACCACCCATCTATTAATCGCTCAGAATCAAACCTATCTGTAATGGTAAGAGTTTTATGTTGACCTTCATTGATGCACAAATCCCTGATGTACTCAGATTTTTTAAATAAACGTTTCACTTCTGCTTCATACATCTCGGTATCTAGAGCCAGTATGTCTTGAGCTAAGTGTTTTACAACTTTATTAGCGTAAAGCTTTGATGATAGGTTAAATGGTCCAAATACTTTTGTAGGATGTTCTATCCATATATTTTTTAGGTATACATCTTTTCCGCTAGCAATAACATTTAAACTGACTAAAAAGTCATATGTGCCCGCTGAGCGCCATTTTATTTCTGACTTTTCGATTTCAACCTTAATATTACCTATGCGGAAAAAGTCTTTGTAAAGGGAGAGCCCCAGATTTAGTCCCCCGAGTCCGAGTCCACCAAAAGCAGCAATTGTCTTTGCTGTCTCAAATTCCAACATTATTTTCTCCAGATCATACATTTGAATTTATGCATAACGTCTTGTACACAGGCCAGAGTAAGTATAGCTTGCGGATGTACGAGCTTCGTAGCAGTGTTTTCTTGTTGTGCAATGTGTTATGAATTTTTTGGTACACACATCGACAGAGGCCTTTGGATATTTCACTGTCTTTAAATTCTAGCGGTGAGCTAATTTCACTTGAATTAGAAATATCAATGACACTTAACCAAGTTTCACCCATTAATTTTATTAGCTAAGCCAGAATATCTATTTTTGTAAATCTAAATAGTTGAATCAAATAATAGATAACCATAAAGGAATTCAGCCCAGATTGTGTGCTCTAAACAATCGCCAAATCAACCATAATCACCAACTAGACTGAGCGATGACAATCATAGCATCGATACTTCGTAATGTATGACACCTGATGCAAAAAAATGTGTAGCAAATCCGCGATAAACGCCATGTCTGCAGGTTTATTGTGATGTTGATGTTACATTGGAGATATACATTCAATGAAGTTTCCCAAGTTTTATGCTATGCCCACTTTTCAGTTGGTTGCTGGATAAATAGGTTCATGCTGTACGATATTAATAGTTTAAACTTGTTATTTGCGGGACACTCCTTGCGTTCACTGTTTGAAACCATCTGAGCATTATTGTAGGCGTTTATAAAGCTGACTCCTGCTGACTTCGGTTGCCAACGTTTACGCTAAAGCAGGAGGGAACTATTAAAATCAATGAATCAGCTTGACATTATATTTGTGTAGGAACACTGCTTCGATAGCTCCCTGCTACCAGTATTGTCTGGCACAGAACCTTGCCAACACTGCTCGACCATGATCCTGATAAAGAGAAAAAATCGATGCAATCAATAATGTGCTAGGGCAATACAAGGCAGAATGTCTGGTCTTTTATAAAGATGAAGTCGGTATTCATTTTTATTCAAAAATCGGTACGGACTGGCAGCAATGAGGTCAGCAAAAATGAGATGTCACTCAGGAGTAGCATTAGAAATACTATTTGGTAGGAGAGTTACATAGAAGAACAGGAAAAGTCAGTTATGTCGGTGGTAACAGTAAAGCTCTGCGTTTTTATCTGGTTGATAAAATACTTGAAATCGATCTATCGCAGAGCAAATACTGTCACGCTTTTTGTTGATAATTATATTCTTTATAAGAACAGTGAAACTCTGTTCTGACTGAAAGCCATTCTGAAAGTCACGGTCATTTATCAGCCAGTTTATTCTCTCGTGTATTAACGATGTCTAATGACTATGGTAAGTTTTGCATGACATGATAACGCGTAATCATCACTGCTGAATAATGTGACAATAACTGAAAAAAGTTCGGAATTTTATGGTAACCATCAGTCTGCTTTCTAGTGGAAAGTATGGATTGGTAAAAGTGTGGTGGTATTAGACTTAGCTATTTAGTTAGAGATACAGATTTTGGTATGTATCTCATATAATTATTGACCATTTCCGAATTGAGAGTAATGTTCTGATGTAAGCAAATCGAATAAATATAAGGAATAATAATGAGCTTACACCCTGAAATATTATTTCATTTTACTGATAGAGATGGATTATTAAAAATACTCGAACACTCATTTAAAATATCATATGCGAGAGAAAGGATACAAGGTCGAAATGAAACAAGGGAGTTTGGTATTCCTATGGTTTCCTTCTGTGATATTAAGCTATCTGATCTAAAAGATCATATTGCTAAATATGGTAATTATGGTATTGGTTTAAATAAATCATGGGCAAATTCGAAAGGACTGAATCCTGTTTGGTATGTAAATAAAAATAGTGAGTTCCCCGATGGATTTACCTCAGCATTAAATGCTTTATATCGACAAATGGATTTTATAATAGATGATAAAGAGCATACAGAATTTAATAAAAATTACATGAAGTTCATGGATATCTATAGATATCTTAAAAATTATGAGGGGGATCTACAAAGATCTAAATTTGTGACTAAAAATTATAGATTTGCGGATGAAAAAGAATGGAGGTATGTTCCAAGTATCAATGAAGAAGACATATTACCATTCGTGCCCATTACTAGAATAAGAACAAAACAACAAAAAAAGGAATATAATGATAAAATAAGTCACCTACGATTAACCTTTAATCCAAGAGACATAAAATATATCATAGTCAAAGATGATAATGAAATTATTGATATTATAAATCATCTTAGAAGGGTTGAAAATAGGTTTTCGCCTGATGATGTGTTGCAATTACAAACGCGTATATTAACCACTGAACAAATAAAAACTGACATGTGATCGTATTTTGAACTTACCTATGTTGGGTAATATAATTAGCGATAATAATGCCCGCTTCTGGCACTAAACTGTCTGCAAACAGCGTTCAAGGGGCTGGTTGAGAGAAAAACAGGCTAAACTGTAATATGTTAAGCAGCATAGAACTCAAAATCTTAAAAGGAAGGTAAAATAAACAATTGCCAGACTTGTCACCAGCCAATGAGCAAAACACCCAAAACACTGAATTTTGATTGTGATGGCGATTATTTAAGTTGGGTAGCTTGCTATGGTGACCCAGACGTAATTGAGGTTTTTGAGATACTTACTAGCGAGAAAGTTAATGTCTGTGGGTATTCATATTGTTTTGGTAAGGTTGAAAATCAGCCATGGGTGAATTATAGACAGTCATTTGTACTCGTTTTTGGACAGAAATAGCTGAAAGTTAAGGCTATAAGAAGTTTGCCTTGAATAAGCTGGGCTTGAATAGATATTACAACGAGGCTCGACCTAAATCGGTCTATCATGTCAGTGGCTATTCACATAATCAACCCAAGCTAAATCTGATTTTTATGATAATATCAGAGATATGACAAGCCTTTTATTATAAATGAAAAGCTTGTCATAAATATTTGAGGATAGAAGGCTTTGATGCCCCATTATCTTGTACGAGTCTGAAGAGTCTGTTGCAGTTTGTCGGCTAACTGCTTTGCATTACCAGCTTTACCAAGACGTTTTAACGCATCCGCCTTCTTTAAAAGCGCTTTTTGTGTTTGTGTCATATTAGCTTCCCCCCTTTGTTTATAACTCCCTTGTATTCTAACTCTATGGTAAATCATAGAGCATTTATTGCTGTTCGTGTTGGCTTCTTAATTGATCGAACAATTCACCGGTTTCCAAGAGTCGAGCTAAGGTTGTGATGAAAGGTCGAATAATCTCAACGAAATCTTTTACTTTGCTACCTTCAAACAAAAGGCCATTTTGATTTCTATAGATATTTAGTACAAATGAAACCTTCAAGGTATCACTATTACGAACTGGTATTGAGAGAATCGAATGAGCGACAGAGGTATCGGAGTAATACTCTTTAAGCTGCTCGAGTATCTCTTTATCAACCACTGTGCTATTTTTTTCATAGTCATCAATAATGTTGTTTACATCAGGTACATACGATGCGCTACGCGATACAATTGCTTTAGGTGCACCTAAAAGATTTGAATAAATAGGGTATTCTAAATCGTTGACTAAGTTTGTAAACGGAAATGCAATCGCTTTTCTGTCAGCGTCAGGGGTGGGAGAACTCGTTTCGGTTGTTGTTGTATAGATGTTGTTTTCTAACACCACAAAGCCTGAGTAGTGACTACTAAACGGTTGTTGGGTTAAACGTTTTCCATGCACATTTAGTTGTTTAGCTATTTGCGAATCTGGTTTTATACAATCTTCACTGTCACCGAAATAATATACTTTCATTAAATTTGCACGATAAATTACGGAACTACCTCGAAGGTTTGATGAATCCCACTTTTTAACGAGGTTGATAATTGAGTCCAAAATTGTTCTTGCATCTTTCTCTAAATCTTTGCGCAGAGAATCTAACTTATCAGGTGAGTTTTTGTGCTCTTCAAGTCTGTTGAACATTGATGTTGATCTGTTATCCACCATCTGTGATGCGATTGAAAAGTTTTCTCCGTAACTTGACCAGAAATCGTGTGGTGGCATCGTAAGCATTGATTCAACGACAATACTATCTTGAGCTCTAGCTACCCAGTTACTAAGAGCAAAACCAAATGTCAGAATAACAGCCGTTGAAAAGAACATGATTGTGTAATAATTGGGAGGATGGTTCCAGTTTGAAGGAAGCGGCGAAGAAAAAGACATGATCTCATTTGCAAACAATGATGCTATTGCTCCCCAAAAAAGAGCGGCTATCCACAAGAACGTTTGCCAAAAAGGGTTCAATGTCCAAAGGTGAGATTCTGGTGATAAGAACCCGGAATTTTGTTGTTTTTCTTTTTAGTTAATTCTAATTTATGTTCAAGTAGTCGGTTCATAGGTTTTAATGGATAAAAAAGTAATGAATGTGTAATCAATAACAGTAGATATTATCTTTTTCTTCTTCATATCACCATGAGGTTGCTATAAATTACTTGTAAAGAACATTATAACTTAATAGAAGTTTACCTACGGCACTATATGAATTTTTTAATGTGGAATATCTTGCCTAAGTAATCAGAAGAAACAAGGGGTTGAATGGGGAGCCTTTAATTCATTAAATATGCATGTACTGTCAATCATTCTAATTAGTAAATGTAAGGCAAGGAATGAATTGATATAGTGTATACCTAAATGATTGAAATTCACTTTGGGGAGGAGTGATTTATACTTAAATATCTGCTTTTGGCACAAAACAGCCTTTCAAAAATACGTAAAACCACTTATAGTCACAAATAAATCTAATATTCAGTTGATATTAGACTTATGTATAAAACGGTTTATATTGCAGTAAATAACTCAGAATATCGAATATTATTGCACCAACTCAAAATACTTCAATATAACCATACCATAAGCTTCAACAACATCTTCTTCATTCGCATGTTTAGTAATAAATATCCTGATACGTTTCATCAAACGAAAATTGTTGTTTATAGAAAAAATAATCTACTAAAGGATGCTTTTTATCGCCATATATTGGTGAAGCAGGGCAGTGATATTTTTTATCCATCCAAGATACAAACTGCTCAACAGTTAAATCGAAAATCTTTTTATCAACTTCAAGCCAGTAATGATGATTATCATCTTTACGAGAACTACCTTTAACAATAGTGACTTTAGCATTTGGGTGTAAGTCTAGGATAAGTTGCTCTAATAAGATTGGGGCTCCTTGGCAACAATTTAATGGATAGGTACAGAAAAATGGCAAATCCATCTGCTCATGATATTGTTGAAAAATAGCGTGTAATAACTTAGCGACTCCAATATGTTTTTTATTCATTGTACTCAACCTTTACAAATTAACTTTGTACTTAAGGTAGCAAAGTTAAGTTACAAGCGTGATTAATATAAATTGTTTAATTAACCCTACAAAACTAAAAATAAGAAAATAATGAATGAAATATACCCTACAAATTAATAAAGTAAGTGATAATTTAGGTGTTACTGCTACGCCATATGGGTTGGACAGAAGCGGCTGACTTAATCATTAAAGGTATGGAAGGGGCGATTGCCGCTAAGACTGTAACTTATGATTTCGAACGTCAGTTAGAAGGCGCTAAACTACTGAAATGTAGCGAGTTTGGTGACGCGATTATCAAGCACATGTAATTGTTGATTTGATAAATAGTTAACGGGAGCTTATTGGTTCCCGTTTATTTTTTGTACTATAAAATTCTTCCCCAAAATATCCCCAAAACTCTTCCCCAAAACTGTTCAATTAAACAGCAATAATTTGCCATTCTTTGCCTCTATCATCGTGGTATTTATCAGTCATATTTTGTGTTTTATGACCCAATAATTTTTGTGTATTAATTCCTTGCTCACGATAAAGCCGCTCGGATAAAGATCGCTGTTCATGGAAAGTTGGTGCCGTACCTTTTTCCCAAGTTAACCCACACTTATCTCGCGCTTTTTTAAATGTTGTGGTTAACGTATTTGGTGTGACTTGCTCGCCTCGTTTTGCTTGTGCGGTGGTATGCCGATAATGCACGAGATATTTACTTACAACAGCATCACGACATTGAGCAACAACATCTCTTAAGGAGAGATTGATAGCCTCACATTTTAGTGAGAGAGGGATGGCCAACTTACTGCCTGTTTTCTCTTGCTGTATATGTAACATGTCATCCCAAATATCAGAGAATTTCATTTTACAGATATCACCGATCCGCTGACCTGTAGTTAAAGCCAACAACATGCCACATTGCAGGTAAGGAGGGTGGTTCTTAGCTTGCTGATAAATAGTGCGCCATTCTTCCAATGTCATGCGTTCTCTTTTCACTCTGTTCCGTGGTTGTTTAGTTGCTTTCGCAGGGTTGTAACCAGGAGGAACATAGCCAGCATGTTGAGCTTCTTTAAATACATCAATAAGCACCATGCGAACGACCTGCGCCATTCTTGAGTGTCCTAATACTTTGATGGAATCTATTATTTCAGCAATATCTAATGCGGTTATCTCTTTTAATATTTTCGTACCACAATACTGACGGAATAAATTAATAGGTTTCATTTTTTGTCGATAAGAATTAATTTTTAATTCACCGATATCTAATCTTTCTTTTTGAATATCTAAATATTTATCCATCCATAGTTACTTGTTTCAGTTGGTTATTATGTACTATGTGAAGAATTATCCTTTGCGTTCAATGGATTCAAAACTTGGTATTTCTCATAACGAAGTGGCTAAGCGATTGCAGACAGCGGAAGGATTTATTGAAGGGTGCTTATCGGTTGATAACGTAAAATTAGATATGGATAAAATAATTATAAAACACAATATTTATAGTCTTTCGTAATTACAAAACACAATATATTATGTTAATGATGGTTTTGATATTACGCCTCTTACCTATTGAAAACCTCGTGAGTATAACGGGGTTGTATTTTTTATAGGTCTACTTAAGCTGATTTACCGCTAAAAAATAAAGTTTGCTATCTGCATTTTTCTATGACTTAATAGCGTCACTGGTTTGGAAGTACAGACCAATTTATGTTAGTAAGTTTAAAGTTGTTCCCGTTTAGCGTTATCCTCGATACCTCTTCATTGTGAATTCCTTCTAATTAATTCCCATAAGTAAAAATACAAAACAAACCGCCTATGCCTTATGGCAAATTAAATAAATTAAAGGAAATTCTATGTCTAATACAATGACTGGTACAGTAAAATGGTTCGATGAAGGTAAAGGTTTTGGTTTTATTACTCCAGCTGATGGCAGCAAAGATGTATTCGTACATTTCTCTGCAATCCAAAGTGATAACTTCAAAACATTAGCTGAAGGCCAACAAGTTTCATTCACCATGGAAAATGGTATGAAAGGCCCAGCAGCAGGCAACGTGGTGGCTCTCTAAAGGCGCTATTACTATTCGCCTCTATTTTAAATGCCCAAGGTGCAGCGGTTCACAATATAGAACATCACAATTTGATGTCACAGTGAACAATCCACATGGCGCAAAATGTATCTTTTGCAAAAGTGTGATGACAGCTCAAATGAGTTAAGCATTAAATAGTTGAATATACAAAACCTCGCTTCGGCGGGGTTTTTTGTTATCTACAATCTCATATTGGCTAAAGATAAAAAATTTAGATTTTAGACCTTGAAAAATTTTTGCTCGTTCATATTTATATTTTGGGTAAATAAGATACACCCATAATTCACTAAATACTGAAGGAGGAGTTATATGCCTAACATTAAACCTTTTTCATTATTCCCAACATTATCTGACAACTTACTTTCAAATCGTTTTGATCAGATAGATCGCCTGTTTAGTCAGTTAACAGGCAGTAAGCCTATAGCATCACCTGTACAGACTTATAACCTGAAACAGATTGATGATAACCATTATGAATTGACAGTAAGTGTGCCTGGATATCAAGAAAATGACCTATCGGTTTCATTAAAAGGAAGTCGTTTATTGATTGAAGGGAAAAAAGAAGAAAAATCAGAAGAAGACAATGATAAATGGATCCACCGAGGTATATCTCAAGGACAATTTACGTTGCAATTTGACCTCGGTAAAAATGTTAAAATAGAAAAAGCGGATTTATCAAGTGGACTTCTGACCATTGCTATTGAGTATGAATTACCCGAAGAAGAAAAACGACAAACAATAGCGATAGAAAATAAAGATAAAAAATAATTGGGTTAGATAATGTGAATAAGATTAAGGCTACGCATAATGTGTAGCCTTAATTGTTTTTGTAAGATCATTCATTCAAATTTGGGTTTGCAAAGATTGTGAGTCGAACACAATTAGATCTGAGCGAAGACGGACACGTCAAGTACTAACACAAGCAGTAATACTCTTCGACTCTTGTCATACCGCTTGTCATAATAGCTTCACAAAACCCAACAATTTAGGGTTCGAAATATTTCAATGTTATTAGATTTCATTATTTAAAGGACAAGTTATGCTAATCATCTTCAGTGGTTTGCCGGGAAGCGGAAAAAGTACTATCGCTCAGGTTTTGGCAAAGCGGTTAAACGCTTTTTACTTGCGAATCGACACGATTGAGCAAGCCATACGGAAAGCCGATGAAGATGATCGCGAAATGGGACCAGCTGGTTATTTTGTCGCTTACTCACTCGCCAGAGAGAATCTACAATTAGGGGCGACAGTAATTGCTGACTCAGTGAATCCATTGGCGTTAACCCGTGATGCCTATCGAGAAATAGCTTTATCCACAAGAACTGGTTATTTAGAAATTGAGATCATATGTTCCGATATAATTGAGCATCGTAAACGAGTTGAAACCAGAGTGTCTGAAGTCGAGGGATTAACCTTGCCTGACTGGAAACATGTCACAAACTTGGCTTATGAACCATGGAACAGAGAACACCTTATTTTAGACTCATACAGTTTATCCAGTGATGAATGTGTCTCACGGATCATCGAAGTTCTTCCCCAATATCCGACACTTGAGAAACTCTCCAACGGAAAAAGTTAGTAACTCTACTTCGGGCACAAAGCTGCTTTAGGAAAGATCCAGTGGTAGCAATGAGCGAAGAGCTGACGTCATGGTTTTTATTGATTACAAACAAGATTCTTTAGTAACCTAAATTATAATTATCAGTATTGATCACATTGGAAATGGAAGAATGAAAAGCAATTTATTTATCTCTTATGCATGGACGTCTGAAAGCCATCGGGCATGGGTTCGTTTGTTAGCAAGCCATCTCCATCTGGCTGGTTATGCTATCAAAATTGATGAAGCTGTTGAATATGGCTCCAGCTTGAATGGATTTATGAGAGAGGTTACTGAGGCCTCACATGTGCTTTTAATTGTTGATGATAACTATGTACATAGAGCAAATAACATGCCAAATTCAGGGGTAGGAATTGAGACTAAATGGATAAGTGAGGCTTTTTTGCACAAGCCTAATGCTTGGTTATCAGTTATTTTTGTTCAAAATCCCGAACGAAAGTTGCCAGCTTGGTTAGTTGAGCATAATCCAAAAGGCTTTGACTTCAATTGCTGCCCAGATAAAGAGGATTTTCCTGGAGCAGCTCAGATTGAGGATGTTTGGCGTTGGATTGAAGGCTTACCGGCCGACAAAAGTCATGCTATACATCAACCAATGCTTCGTGAACGTGCTGCTCGGCTTGAGTGCATAAGTAATATGCGTGACCCTGCATACTATACTAGTCCAGCCCTCAATGGTCGCGTGACCTTTTGTTACAATGATAATCCTTTCTACCGAGTAGGTTATGGTGAGTATCACTTTGATATAATGATCGACGAAGCAAATAGTGAGACAATTAGGATCTATAAAGATTATGGACTCGAGGCTGTTTGGTTTCTTCCTGAATCGTGTTCCGAACCATTAGATTACAAGCCGTTAATCAGGTCTATTCGAACTGTCCAACTCGAAGTTAGGCAAAAAGCAGTTCTCATGAACTCCGCGGGCATTCTTTGTGTAATCACCATTGAGCAAATACAACCTGCAGTAAAGGATAAAGAATTTGTTCGTGAACACGTCACATTCTCGTATGATATTCTTCATGAACATTGAGATTGAACGGGTTAAAGTCAAGAATAGTGTGATTTTCAGGGTGCCTATGACTGCTCTTGGCACTGAACAGAATATCTAAACTATAAGTATGAAAGAACCGCCCAAAACAAAATAAAAAAATGCCGATACGCTAGGAGTCATATCGGCATATAAAATAAACGCAAGAAGCAATGTAAGTCATGTCGTACTAATTCGTATCAAACCTGTCAACTTGATATATATGTAATGATAATTATTCTTATTAGTATATTCAACCTTAAATTAAATAAGGTTACTTTGTAGCCTTTTCATCTACGCCGACCACAGAATCAACACCCATTTATACCGTTCACACAAGAGCTGTGAGTCGGCACCTTATTAACTAAATAAATCGGTAAATATTATGTAAAAAGAGATAAGCGAATTACAGTTTAGTCTTCACTATGCCTCTATCATTTAATGGCGAATATCCATACGGCTGATGGCGAAACTCAACAACTCACACAACTAATTTGCACGACATCTCCCGCAGGTAAAAAACAGTATCGAATTGGTGCACAAAAGATTAATGATGCAGGTGACTCATTGCTGGTGGCGATTGAATCTTATTGGCGTAAAAACACACAAGAGAGCTGTATTTATTTGTTAGAGAAAGCGAGGCAATTTATTCAAGGGCACTTACAACAAACGAATACATGGATATCCATGTACGGCCTTGTGATTGTTTCTAATGCGTTACTGGAAGTCGATACATTAATCAAAGTACCACTCGATGACTACACCAAAGCCGCTTTATATTCCTTTACTTTTAATGTTGGAACGGCAGCATTTGCTCGCTCAACATTACTTAAGAAATTAAATGCGGGTGATAGAGCGGGTGCCTGTGAAGAAATAAAACGTTGGGTTTATGCAGGAGGAAAGGTCTGGCGAGGGCTTGTCAGTCGTCGAGAGGCGGAGTCAGCACTATGTCATGGAAACCTTTAATCATCATTATCAGCTTTATCCTTGCATGATTCATTACAGTTGCTGGTGGCATTTATCTCTTGATTGATAACTCATGTACTAAAGACCAAGTGAGTTTAGAAAAACGCTGTCAGATTGCACTATCACATCATCGGTACTAATCATAAAATACGGAAAACTCTATGCTGTCATTGCGATGGTAGGCATTATTGTGGGTAGTTATTGGGTGATTAACTGGCAATTTAACAGGATTAATTCACTGATAGATACCAACAAAAAACTAACGGTGGCTCTCGAAGAACAGAAGTCTATTAACACTGATTATCAAGCACGCATAATGCGATTAAATCAGTTGGATATTCAATATACGCAGGAGTTAGCGAATGCCAAGAATGAAATTAGTCGCTTGCGTGATATTAGTGAGCGTCATCCTGAACGGGTGTATATCAAAGCCGAGTGCCCAAAAAGCAAAACCACTCCCGCCACCAGCTTGGCTTATGCATCCACTGCCAGACCTACTGACACCGCTATCTGAAATTATGAGTTACTCAGAGAGCGAATTGCAGAGTCAGAGCAGATGATTAAAGGGTTACAGAATTATATAAGGCAGGAGTGTTTGAAATAAAAAAAGACTTAGTTATGTATTCGTAACTAAGTTAGCAACAATGACACCTGTCAGTTATTTTTTTCTAGGAGTATTACTTATGGTAGTTGTGTGCCTCGAAGGATATTCTGTGAAAAATTAATTGTTGAGGTCATAGACATGAGCACTCTTTCTAGAATAAGTAACTTATTGTTGGTGATTATAGGTTTGTCGATGATATCTGTTTCTTCTTATGCAGATCCAGATAATGGACATGGAAGAGGTCACAATAAAGGATATCAAGGCGAGAAACCAAACAAATGGCATAATAAATCACAAAATAATCAATTTGATAATGAAACCTCTTTCTCAATTTCTTTATCTTATAATGAGGCTAGAGCAATTGCGTTGAATGGTGGATTTACGGGATATTCATCACTCCCTCCAGGTATTGCTAAAAATTTAGTAAGAGGAAAGCCATTGCCTCCCGGTATTGCGAAGAAAATGGTTCCTGAAAAAATGCTTAGCCAATTACCTTACTATCCTGGTTACGAATGGCGCATTGTTGGAAATGATTTGGTATTGATCGCATTAAGTACAGCGATAGTCACTTCAATTATTAATAATGTTTTTGATTAAAACACAGTGGGTTAAATATATTCGGTATCATTGCGGGGTTTTAATCTATAAAAATCACGCTGTGAGTTTGGGCTTCCACAGGGCTTTCACTAGTCTGTGTGAAAACAATAGATTAAGACAATTTGTTAATAATGAACGTTACTCTTTAGATTTTAATAATAAAAAGAGCCTCAATAGGAGCAGAAAGTAAAACACATAGAATGTATTAGATATCAACTCTGGGCTGATAGAAATTCATGTATAATTACTAAAATAAAGCCCTGTAACATAAGTTAAAAAACAGAGAAAACAAAATGATTAATTAGATAGTAATGATTACTCTATGATTTCTGATACATTTGAAAGTGGCACCCAACCATCCTCATTATTTTCATTTTTAGCCCAAATCCAATTATTTAACTCTCTTGATGAGAAAAATAATTCACCAGGAGTAACACAAAGCTCATGGGCAGTGTAGCCTTTATTGGCTACTCCATGATTATTATCAATAAAATCAATATGCTGTTTTCATAGAGTGATGTTGATGACATTTATTTAGATAGCCATCCGTTAACCGCTGGTGGTTTTTTTATTAGGGAAAATTTATTCTAATATTAAAGATATATAATAACGACGAGACATCTGATGAAAACACCCAATAAGTTAGATTGATTTTCTTTAGTTACAAATAGATCATTTATTCATTAGGCTGGTCATTATTGCAATTCTCTTTACTCTAAAGAATAAAATTAGTGATATTTTATTATTAATACAATCATAGATAGTAATGACTAAACTCATAGTGAAGTAAATAAAAACTAAAATTAAGAATGAATAGAATAGATGAGGTGTGGATACTGATGTGAGTATACAAATAAAAATTATAGTAAGTGAAATAAATAACCCTTCAAATAAAATATGATCAAAGATAAATGTGTCAAAAAACCATTTATTGAAATTTTCTTCTTTATTAGTTTGGTTGTTATAAGTTTGATTTATTTTTCTTATATCCTTGTCAGATAAGTTATTCATTATCTTATCTATATCGAATATTTTCAT